TTTCTTCATCGACCACGGCTATATTGACGTAGAAGAAAATGTGGAATAAAATAGTAAATTGGTGGTTGACACTAATAAAAGAAGAGTTTGAACTTACAGTATATTTTCTAGGTAAAATAGTAGAAGATGATAACGGAACAAAGAAATAACTACAGACCCTCAAACTTACCGTTGTAAAGCAATTAAAAAACTAACACCAACTCATATGATATTTATTGACCTCGATGGGCGAAAGCACGAGGTTAAAGTCGTTAATCCAGTAGGATATGAGCTAACAAAGATTTATTAGAGTCCGATCTCTATAACTCGGTAACTAAGAACAGAGAATGCCGAAAGGGTTTCATAGTTGCGTACCGAATGGGCGCATAGGAGAAACAAAATGACAAAGCAAATGAACATTAGTGATTTTCACAAATTCTTTTTAGGGTTCGATCGTATTGACCCTGATTTCTTTTCAAATGCCCCTATGACAGGGTATCCTCGATATAACGTATTGAAAGTAGGAACAGAAGGCTATCGTGTAGAAGTCGCTGTACCTGGCTGGGAAAAGGACGATATCGAGATTACATTTGATAAGAATGAACTTCGTATTGAAGGTGTAGCAAAGCAAGAAGTTTCAGACGAAGAAGAGTTTGTATATAAAGGTTTGAGTGGTAAAACTTTTACCAGAGTATTTAAAGTAGGATCAAACATTAAACTTGATACTGCATACATGAAGAACGGACTTCTGTGTGTAGAGCTATATCAAGAGGTGCCCGAGGAGTCGAAGGCAAAGGTGGTAGAAATACATGATGCCTGAGACCAAAAAACTCTTTCGACCTTTAAATACTTATGGAATCTATCTATTAAGTCTGTGGACGACCTGCACGTTAGTATTGTGCGTGGCATCCCTAGTATGACTAGTCCCTGCCCGAAGGAAACTTTGGGCAGTTTTTAGGAACATAAATGCCCTATTTAATTATTTTAATGCTTGTAGGTTCAATGGGCGGTGGAGCATTGTGGTACTATAAAGATACCCAAAGCACTATCGCAACACTACGAGATAACAATAGTAAACTTATGATGGTTGCAGAAACAAATCAAGAAACCATCAATTCAATGGCTCGTGATTATCAATTAGCTCAAGAAAATATGTTAGTATTACAAGAAAGAGCTAAAGAAGCTGAAGAGTACCAAGATGAGTTAGCTTCTAAATTACGCCGTCACGACCTTACAGCCCTGACCTTGCAAAAACCAGGTCTTATCGAAAAGAGAGTTAATAATGCTACAGCTAAAATCTTTGATCAGCTCGAAGCCGATTCTGGCAAGCAGCCTACTATTACCGATAGCCCTAAGTAGTGGCTGTGCAAGTATTGAACCAGAAGTAGTTGTAAAGACGGATTATGTTGTAAAAGACATTCCGATACAACCACAACCAAAACCCCTTAATCTACATAGGGTTAAGTTCTATGCTGTAACACCTGAGAATATCGACGACTTTCTATTAAAGTTCGAGGAAGAAGCAGGTGTTAATGTATTCTTTGCTTTAAGTGTACCAGACTATGAGAATATGTCACTAAACGTAGCAGAGTTACGAAGATACATCAACCAACAAAAAGCAGTAATTTTATACTATGAAGACAGTATAAATACAATGATTCGAGAGACTCCAGAGGATAGTGAAGAAGTAGTCCAAGAAGGAACTCTCAATAAGCTATTAGAGTGGTAATACTATGGAACTGATTGGAATTTTATGTATAATGATGTTGCCTCTTATAGCAGGTGGGATAACTTTTATATTAAGTGCAAAGGTAACAGAATGACAGTGGCAGATGGTTTTTTAATTTTTTGGATGGTAATAGTACCAATTATGATGGCAGCAATGGCATATGGCGACAGAAAACCATCTTAAGGAGGTAGATAAAACGTACCTCCAACATTTGTTAGGGGCCTGGAAAGTAGCATTTATACTACTTGTACACGGGCTTCTACCAAATGTATGGACTCATACAGCCAGTGAGATGCTTAATGATGACACAGACTGACTACTTTGCAAAGTCTATGACAAAGTTCTTTCGTTTCTTTGCAGATACATTCTTCGCAAAACGATACGGACATAGAGCAGTTGTTCTAGAAACAGTAGCAGGCGTTCCGGGAATGATAGCAGGAATGTTAGTGCATTTAAAAAGTTTAAGAACACATAAGAGAGGCTATGGGCCTATCATACGAAGACTACTTGCAGAAGCAGAAAATGAGCGTATGCACCTTATGTTTTTTATCGAGATCGTAGAACCCAGCAAGCTGGAGCGGGGTCTCATCATACTGGCACAATTTTTATTCTGGCACTTTTACTTAGTAATGTATCTAATCTCTCCTCGCACAGCTCATATGATGACACATTATTTTGAGGAGGAAGCAGTAAAAAGTTACACAGAGTATTTAAGTTTAATAGAAAGTGGGCAAATTGAAAATGTCCCTGCACCAACTCTAGCCATAGAATACTACGGACTAGATGCAGATGCAAACCTATCTACTATGATAGAACGTATTCGCGCTGATGAAGCACATCACAGCAAAGTAAATTTGGAGTATGCCAATGTACTCAGATAAGGTACTAGATCATTATGAAAATCCCAGGAATGTCGGAAAACTTGACAAAAATGATGAAGATGTCGGAACGGGCCTCACAGGTGCTCCAGCATGTGGAGATGTCATGCAACTTCAAATCAGAGTATCGCCCGACGGAGTTATTGAAGATGCTAAATTCAAGACTTACGGATGCGGCAGTGCTATTGCTTCTTCATCACTACTCACTGAATGGGTTCGAGGAAAGTCCCTTGACGAGGCAGGAGAAATCAGCAATGTCCAAATTGCTCAAGAACTATCACTCCCGCCTGTAAAGATACATTGTAGCGTGCTGGCCGAAGACGCGATTAAAGCCGCAATTGCGGACTATAGGAGTAAACATGAAAGGAACTACTATGAAAAACAGAACTAAACTCGGCGCTCTTGCGCTGTCCACCGCTCTCGCCTGTGCGTTCGCATCGACCGCTCATGCAGGGGAATGGTCCGCAAATGCTTCGATGACCAGTAATTACATCTGGCGAGGGCTTACACAGACAGAAAATGAAGCAGCCGTGCAGGGCGGTATTGATTACGCCTCGGACAGCGGCTTTTACATTGGCACCTGGGCTTCCAATGTGAACTATGGCCCGTCCGATGTTTACTCTTACGAGCACGACGTATACGCAGGGTTTGCTTTTGATACCGGCGCGGTTAGCTGGGATGTGGGTTACCTCTATTACAACTACGACAAAGAAGCCAACTTCGACTTTGGCGAGGTTTATGTGGGCGCGGGTATTGGTGATTTCAGTGCAAAGTTTAACGTGCTGGCCAATACCGAAGCAGACGAGGCTGAGGGGCAGGATTTTGGGTTCGGCGAAGCCTATTACCTCTCATTGGACTATGGTTTTGAAGTCGGCGACGGTGTCGGTATTGGCCTGCACGTAGGACATCACGATGGCGATTTTGCTGAAGCTTTTAACGGCAATGCTGAGGGTTATTACGATTACAACGTAACGGTCTCAAAGGGCGGCTTCACTTTTATGATTTCCGATACTGATGTAAAAGGTGGAGCTGCAGAGGGTGGATACGACAACGATCAGATCAAATTTGTCGTCTCATACGCTGTTGATATCGCGCTCTGAAGGTGTGCGGTGAGAGCTTTAATATATAAGGCTAGGAAGATAGAATGAATCGTGAAAGATTGTATGAAGAAATTAAAGCAGATGAAGGAGAAGTTCTTGAAATTTATAACGACCACTTGGGCTACCCTACTTTCGGTGTCGGACACTTGGTCACGACAGAAGATGAAGAGCATGGAAAGCCTACCGGCACTCCCATTACGGCACAACGATCCAGGGAGTGCTTCGATAACGATGTTGTCACTGCCATTAAGGACTGCGAACGATTATACGGACAATGGCACAATTGGCCGGAAGAGGTGCAATTAGTAGTAGTAAATATGGCATTTAATCTGGGCGCTACGCGTCTTGCAAAATTTGTGAATTTTAAAAATATGCTGTCTCAAGGAAAGTGGAAAGAGGCAGCAGTAGAAGGTCGAGACTCTTTATGGTATCGACAAGTTACAAACCGAGCCGAGCGGCTCATGCGGAGATTAGAAGAAGTTTAGTCTCCTTAGGAGAGAGAATGAAGTATTTACTAGGTCTGTTGGCTATTCTACCTATTTGTGTAGCTGCAGGAACTGTAATTAATTATGATGACGGCTCTACTTTAACACTTGAAGATAGCGAAAAGATTCATGTAACAAAAGATACGCTATACCGTCAACAGAACTATAACAACGGAAGGACTATTCAATTCAAAGTATTCCCTGAAACTACTCGACGGGATTATGTAGAAATTGATAACGGTACAGATGACGACATGACCGTTGGTTCTCACGAATGGTGTAAAGCCTATGTACCTTGGTCAGAGGGTCTAACGTTTACTCAAGTCGCTTGGCAACGAGCCTGTGATACTAACAATAACGGCGTTTATGGCTGTGGGGACACAGGATACGATGCCTCTGATGATGCAGGAGTCTGCAACTAATATGAAAGATTACATGGTTACTTTCGAAAAAAATGGATATAAAAAATATACAAGATTCAGTGAGTTTGATAGCGCAATAAATTTTGCAGAGCACATGGCAATAGTTTATCATTCATCTGTAGAGGTACGAACGTACACTACTGATGAACTTGTACATAGTGTAGACGCTAAAATAACTCTTGACAAAGAGCTTGTAGTTTAGTATAATATATAAAATTTTCGGAGTAACCATGAATTTATTTTACCTTGACGAAAATCTCGACAAGTGTGCAGAAGCCCATGTCGATAAACATATTGTAAAAATGCCTTTGGAAGTTGCACAGATACTATGTACTTGTATCTGGATAGACAATCTCCTGGGGTTTGTTCCTCGCGCTCTTACCAAAGAAGAGAATGCTATCCTGAATGAAGCCAAAGCTCCAGAGAAGCCTCTTAAACCTGAAGAGCGTACTGTTACTCCGTACCTGCCGATGATGTACAATCATCCTTGCACAATTTGGGCGAGAAGCTCACTCGATAATTTCGAGTGGACTCATTGTTATGGAAACGCACTTGGAGAAGAATACAGATATAGATATGGAAAACAACACAAATCAGTTACAGTTATCAATGAATTACCCGAGCCAAAGCATTTTGAACGAGTGGGGTTCACCACGTTCGGACTTGCGATGCCTGAAATCCTCAAAGACTATGACAACCCTATACAGTCTTATCGTGACTACTATCATCTCGATAAGGCTACTTTTGCCGCTTGGTCTCACAGACCAGCTCCCAGTTGGTGGGATGAGTCTCTTGCTGACTATGAACAGAGGATCACAGCGAAATGAGCGATGATGTATGCCCAAAGTGTGGTGAGTTTCTAACAGGAGATGGGTATAGTAATGGAGATCCTGTACGATGCCCTAACGCTTTAGAAGAAGATTGGTGGTATAGTGAACCAGATAGTGGGCCTTGGTACTGTAATTTTGAAGAGGAAGAAGAATGACAGATAGTGTAAACAAGCCTCCGCATTATACAGCACACCCAAGCGGAGTAGAGTGTATACAAATTACAGAGCACATGAACTTCTGCCTGGGTAACGCTACAAAGTATATATGGCGAGCAGGACTTAAACAGAATGAAGTAGAAGACCTAAAGAAAGCTGTGTGGTATATTAACAGAGAAATAGAGAGGATTGAGAATGGTCAAGAAGAGAGACTACGAGAACCTAAGCCCCGAGAACGTACAGAAAGTGAAAGACCTTCTAAACCCTTCGGACGGATCGAAGGCGATAACAAAGAAAGAGGCTTGCGGAATCCTGAATATTTCGTACAATACAGCGAGACTCTCTAAGATTATAGAGGACTATGATGAAAGAACCGCATATGTACAACTACGAAAATCTCAAAATAGAGGTAAAGGCGCCAGCGAAATGGAAATCGCAGAGGTCATTCGAGATTACTTATCGGGGGATTCAATTGCAGCCATCGCCAAGTCTTTATACAGATCCTCCGGATTTGTCAAATCCATTGTGGAAAGAGTCGGTATCCCTAGTCGAGGCGTATCTAAAGAAGAACGGACTGAAGTAGGATACCTACCTGAAGAGTGTATAGCAGAAGATTTCAAAGTTGGACAAATTGTATGGTCTGCTAGGCATCATGCTCCTGCAGAAATTTGTCAAGAGCTTTCAATACACTATCAAGCAGAACGTGCTGGGTTTAAAGATACAAACTATGAAAAGAAGTATGGTGCAAAATGCTATACAATATGGGTAAGAGAGCCTTTCGATACTGACAGAGAGTTCTGGATTAGTGGTATAGAGACTGGAGGATTCTTTGCAAGTTCTCTAGCGTATGACCTGGGTTCCCTAGAGCATTTAGAAAAATACGGAGTTGACTTCTCACGTTTATAAAAATATTTCTTGACAACTTCCTTATATTGAAGTATAATATAATTTCAAAAGTGAGGGAACCAATGGGCGACCGATTTTATCAACAACAACTTAACCGCTTGGGTACTTGCCCAGGTTCAAAACAACCAAAGAGGAAACGAAGAATGGCATGGGATGACGACAAGAAGGCTCAGGCAGTATCAATGTATGAAGAGCAAGAGCCTACCCCCGAAACTAGCATGGAGATTGTCAAAGCAATCGCAGAAGACCTAGAAGAATCTCCAAATGGCGTTCGTATGATTCTTACCAAAGCTGGCGTATACGTTAAGAAAACCCCTGCAGCCGGTGGAGCTACTAAAGCTGCTGGCGGTACTGGAGGCGGTCGAGTATCAAAAGCTGCTGCTCAAGAAGCCTTGATTGCTGCACTCTCAGACGCTGGACAAGAAGTAGACGAAGACGTAGTTTCAAAACTAACTGGTAAAGCCGCTCAATACTTTACTGGAGTTATTGGTAACGTAGCCAGTAACTAATTAATTTTTACTTAAACCACTCTCTTAGCGGAGAGTGGTTTTCTGCTATCTGGAAAAAGAACCTTAGAGTTCGGCAAAGTAAAAAATTTTACTGACCTGCTACCTAAGGAGTACTTGTGAAAAAAGAAGATCTAGCAGACCTTGTAAAGGATTGCGGTGACGCAATAATTACTTATCGGAGTGAAAACTCAAATAAGTTAAAGTATAATGTATGTACCCTGGATTTTTCCACTCCGTATATACAAGACAAGAAGAACAGAGCCAAAGAATCTGATAGCACTTTGCTATTATTTTGCTGGGATACTGATTCTTATCGTCTACTAAAACCAGAGAATGTTACTAGTGTAATACCTCTTGCTTCCGTTTTGCAGAATGAGAGGTAGTATCTATGTTACTACATGAAGCTCCAGAAATGTATGAAAAAGTCATTCACTACGATGAAGACAAAGAAGTACAAGTACGGCTCACTGTAAGTGCCTTTAGGGGTGTAGAATATTTACATCTTCGTAAATACTATTTAGATTTTAACGAAGAATGGAAACCTACACCAGAAGGAGTAGCTATGCCACTAGACTTCAACAACTCTAGGGAACTATTTGTTGGTCTAACTGAAATACTATCTCTAGCTGAGAGCAAAGAGATAATAGAAGAGCAGTTCCAGGACCTGATAGATAACCTTTACTTAAAATAGTTCTTGACAATTTCCTAAAACTTTAGTATAATATCTTTTCAAATTTGGGAGATAGTATGCGTGAATTTCTTGAAAAAGCGAGTATTGCTTACTTCTCGGGGTATCCTATAATCTCCGACAGTGAGTTTGATGCGTTAGTAAAAAAGTATAACTACGATCAAGTGGGCTATCAGGTAACTGATGGAGTTCCACATATGTATCGTATGTACTCTTTACAAAAGTTTTTCAATCTTGCAGAAGCTCCTACTAACTTAACGGACTATGTAGTTAGCCCTAAGTTAGACGGTGCCGCAGTGTCTTTACTATATGTAAATGGTCACTTGGCACTTGGATTGACTCGTGGGGACGGTAATCTTGGCCGAGAGATTACCGACAAACTCGAAACACTAGTCCCTCGTACTATTCCCTTGAAGGGAGAAGTACAGATTACTGGTGAAGTAGTTTGCCCCTCGAATGTCACCAATGCGAGAAATGTCGCAGCGGGGTCACTTAATCTCAAGGATCTGGCCGAGTTTCGTACTCGACCACTGACTTTTGTGGCCTATGATATGCAGGGTGTTCGTCACTCTACATATACTGAGACACTTTCTTTCTTGGCCCAGGAAGGATTTAACACAGTAGATACCTTCGACTACAGTAACTATCCTACGGATGGTATTGTATATCGTATAGACTGTACTAATTCCTTCAATAAACTGGGACATACAGCCCACCATCCTCGTGGCGCTTTTGCTCTCAAAGAGCAGAAGGAGGGTATGTATACAGAATTGCTCGATGTTGTGTGGCAAGTTGGTAAATCTGGGGTAGTCAGCCCAGTAGCCATACTTGATCCTGTCGAAGTGGAAGGCGCTCTTGTGAGCAGGGCTACTCTACACAACATTGAGTACATTCGCTCCTTAGAACTAGAAATTGGTTGCACTGTAGAAGTTATTCGTAGTGGAGAAATTATCCCTCGAATTTTACGACGTGTTGACCTTTGAAAAAATAGTTCTTGACTTTTACCTCACTTTTTCGTATAATATATTTTACTTTTTCGGAGAATCAAAATGCTGCGAGCGATCATGCCTCCTACAGACTGCCCGTCCTGCGGGTCAGAACTGGAGTGGCTGAATCAACTTCTATATTGTAAGAGTACCATTTGTGGCGCTCAGAAGCAAAAGAAGATAGAGCACTTTGCAAAAACTCTGAAAATTAAGGGCTTAGGCCCTGCGGCTGTAGAAAAGCTGGGTATTCAAGACTTCGATGAAGTATACACTCTCGACGTAGAGTATATGACTTCAGCTTTAAGTTCTGAAAAAATTGCACTCAAGTTGAAAAGTGAGATAGACAATTCAAAGTCTGCCCCACTTGACTTAGTGTTGCCCGCTTTTGGTATTCCATTAATCGGAAAAACGGCAACGAAGAAGCTGTCTGAGACTGTTAAAAATATTAGTGAAATAAATACAGACACTTGTATGCGTGCCGGATTAGGCCCAAAAGCGACCGAGAATCTTATGTCCTGGCTTATGGATGAGTTCTACACTTTCTACGATGGGTACTTACCTTTTAATTTTAAATTTGCATTTGTGGAAAAAGTAGAAATTAAAGGAGTAGTTTGCATTAGTGGACGTTTGAAGAGTTTCAAAACGAAAGCTGACGCTAACGAAACTTTGTCAAGCCTGGGCTATGAAGTAAAGTCTAGTCTTACAAAAGACGTAACGATTCTTGTGAATGAAAGCGGTATTGAATCGTCAAAAACTAAACAGGCCAGAGAATCTGGCATAAAAATTATTACGGATTTAAAATCCTATTTGGAGAACTAAGTATGGCACTTCCTAAGTGGACTGATGAGCGTACAGCTCAACTAACAGCTTTCGTCGGTGACGAGAGCCCTGTTTCACAAAACACTGTTGCAGAAGCAGCAGACAACCTCGAAACTTCTACTCGTTCTGTCTCTAGCAAATTGCGAAAGATGGGCTACGACGTAGAGCTGGCTTCTGCTCGAGCTTCGCGTGCTTTTAGCGAAGATCAAGAAGCTACTCTTGCTGCTTTTGTTTCTGACAACAGTGGTGATTACACCTATGCTCAAATTGCTGAGCATTTTGAAGACGGCGCTTTTTCAGCGAAGTCAATCCAGGGCAAGATTTTGTCTATGGAACTAACCGATCATGTCAAGCCTGCTCCTAAGGTTGAGACTGTTCGTACCTATTCCCCTGAAGAGGAAGCTACGTTTATCGCTATGGTAAGCGACGGTGCGTTTGTCGAAGCTATTGCAGAAGCCCTTGATCGTTCTGTAAACTCTGTTCGTGGTAAGGCTCTTAGCCTGCTTCGCTCAGGTGAAATCGACGCTATTCCACGTCAAGAGCACACCAAAGGTGGAGCTAAGGAAGATCCCTTGGCAGACCTCGGTGATGTGTCTGGAATGACTGTCGAAGAGATCGCAGAGGCAATCGGCAAGACTGCTCGCGGTGTTAAGACTATGCTGACTCGTCGAGGCATTTCTGCTTCCGACTATGACGGTGCTGCAAAGAAAGAAAAGGCTGCTAGCTAAGTAGACTTTCTTTTGAGCAACCGTAGCGGGTGCGTTGCGGTTGCTTTTTTTATGTATTCGGGGAACTTAATTGAATATTGCTTCTGCATTAATCAAACAGATTGTTACGCTTCAGGATGCTGATACCTGGAGTTATCTGCGTAAGCATTATTTACCCAACGAATATCACACTATTTTTAGTATCATTGATGGACACTCACAGAAGTACCATTCCGTACCTACGTTCGAAGAACTAAAGTACGAGATACGAGATAGTGCTACACAAGAAAAACTCCTTGCTATCGAAGCAATGGAAGTTGAAGCAGAGCCTTCTATGCTGCTTCAGTATCTCAAGAATGAGTTTACTCAGAAAGAGATTCTTTCTTCTCTTGAGACTTATATTGACCACTCCATATCTTTTGAAGATGCGGAAGAGTCAGTATCCCATCTGCACCAGATTGTTCTAGACATAGAAGATAAAGTAGAGCTAGAACAGCCGCAGGAAAGTATGCAACGTATTTCCCTGTTCCCAGCAGAAGAGGAATTGGACAAGTACCTGCCCCTCGGGCTTAATGCTGCGTTTGACGAAGAGTTCAAGTTCTCTCCCCGAGATTTGATTCTTGTTGGAGGCAAACGAGGGTCAGGTAAGTCCATAACGTGCTGTAACATTGCAAACACTGTTTACGAAACTGGAAAGTCGGCAATCTATTTCACTATTGAGATGGATAGTCGAGAGATTTTACAAAGATGTTGTTCTATCTCTACTGGAGTTTCCCACGAGAAAATACGAAAGAGAAATCTTAGTATGATTGAGTGGGAAAAAGTTGCGGCTTGGTGGGCAAGTCGTTTTGTAGAGGGCGATGATAAATACTTAGAGTACAAAGAGCACAGAGACTTCGATCGTCTACACTACGAGCTAAAGACTAGCTGTGAGCTTCTCCCGACTCAACAGCTAGATGTAGTCTATGATGCTTCTCTTACTCTATCAAAGATCAGAGCCGAATTAGATAAAAAGATCAAGAGCGCAATGAATGTTGGTGTAGTTATTGTTGACTATATTAACCAAGTAAAACGTTCCAATCTTCCATCACGCGCAGGTCAGTATGACTGGACTGAGCAGATCGAAGTAAGTAAAGCATTGAAATCAATGGCTCAGGAGTATGAAGTACCCGTTTATAGCCCGTATCAAATAGATGCCACAGGGGAAGCTCGCTTCGCCAAAGGTATTCTCGATGCAGCGGATGCTGCGTTCACAATTGATACTTGGAAAACAGAGGATGCCATTATGACATTTAACTGTACAAAGATGAGAAGTGGTAAGATGGGAACCTTCACTTCTTTTATGGACTGGGATACTCTAAAAATCGGCCCTGAGTCAGCACTTACACCAGATGAAAGGGAGGAAGACGCCCACAAAACTGGTGAAGAAATAAACGACATCTAAAAATAGTTCTTGACACTCCTGCTGATTTTTGGTATAATATATCTTCTATTGGCAGGAGTTTTTTTATGGGAGTCATACATGGATCAATGCGTCACACTGTCTCAGGCAGAAAAAAGAAAGTTACTAGAAGAAAGACTGTACCTCACAAGACTGGGCATATCACTAACGTTAGCAGACTTGCGTACCGGAGAAGTACCCCCGAATACGTTTCTGTGGCAGAAACAACTGGAGTTGCCGCTAGAGTGGAAGCGCCACGTTACACGGGAACCCTTGTTAAAGGTATCGGAACCATGCACAAGTCAAACGCAATCCCAATCATTGACGAAGAACAAATGAAAGATTTAGCGAGGATGAGGAGATGAAAACAGTAGGATTTTGGGTATATGATTTATACAAGTTTTTCTTCGACCTAAAGATTAATCCGTTACGTCATATACCAAATGCATTTACGCAGTTTATTTTAATGTTTTATTTATCTGTTATGTGGACTGCCGTGTTTACAATATATGCGGGTCAGACTATATATTTCGGATTAGGAAGTACAGCAGCACATCTACTTGTAGTAGGTGCTTTTTTTGTTACAGCACTTATATTCGAAGATGCAGAAAAGAATGGTCATCTATGGGTAAAAAGAGATAAGACTCTTAAAGTGGAAGATCGTAGATGTGTGTGGGACTTGGAGAAGGAAGGATGAGTCTTTCTCCCAGGGTAGAAGTAAAAGTTGGCCCTTTATTTGATATACTAGAAGGAGCAATGGCTGAGGAAAATATAGACTTAGCAAAAACAATGATTGATCGTATTAGTATATATTTTCATCTACTAGACGATGAGCATGTAGACTATTATCAGGCGTGCCAGCACGCTATTGAAGATGACACCGTTCATTATTTTTCAAAAGAAGATGATTATAATGAACCTACCGAATATGATGAATGGCAAGATTTTGATCAGGGCTGCTAGTGAACGTAGAAGAATTATTACAATCTAAACAAGTTGAGTATATACCGAAGGGCAAAGACTATGTAGTATCGTGTCTAAGTCCTGAGCATGATGATACTAATCCCAGTATGAGAGTAGATCAAATTACTGGGATCTTTCACTGTTTCTCTTGTGGTTACAAGGGGAATTTGTTTGTGCATTTTGGAGAAAGGGCAAGTTTTCTACACTTACGCAGGGAACTTCTAAAGAAAAAAATTCGTGAAAAGAGAGCTGAAAGTGTGGGCTTGCCCTTTCCTCAAAGTGCATTACCTTATGTAGGAAACTGGAGAAATATAAAGCCAGAGACTTATCGTAAGTTTGAAGTTTTTCAGGATCATGACGCCTTTGTTGGTAGAATAGTATTTCCTGTTCGTGATATTTCTGGAAAAATTGTAGCATTTAATGCAAGACATATGACAGGAGGTACTCCAAAGTACCTTATTAGCCCTCCTGGGGCACGAATGCCTCTGTATCCTGCTAAAGTAGAGCCGATACAGGGCAGTGTTATTCTCGTAGAAGGAATCTACGATATGGTAAATCTGCATGATAAAGGGTTAACAAATGCAGTATGTTGTTTTGGCACAAGGAATATTAATGAAGATAAGCTATCTATTCTTAGACTACAAGGAGTAGAGCGCGCAGTGATCTTCTTTGACGGTGATGAAGCAGGACAGTCCGCCGCTGTAAATGTAAAGGATATGTGTGAGCGAATAGACTTACTAACAGTAAATGTAAATATTCCTGATACAGACCCAGGAGGACTAACAGAAGCACAGGTAGATAAACTAAAGAAAAAACTATACGCATAGGAGTATGTACATGACGAGCCCAAGGGTTGCTCTAATAGAAACCAAACCAAGCAGAACCAACTTTAAAACAGAATTTGACCACGCTTTTGACTTTGACCAGTATCAGTTATGTTCTGATCCTACTCTTAAAAAAGTACTCAAGCGAGACTGCGATATTCAGATATGAACCCAGACTGTATGACTGGATTATTCTTAGTAGGCTCTGACGCTATGAAGTATTACACTAAAATTACTTCTGTTACAGAGTACTCAGGCAAAAAAGTAGAAAGCAAGTACTTACCTAGTAATCAATCCAGCTATGCTGGCATTTAAGCCAGAAGCTAAAGAATACTTGGGAGTCTTCAAAAGAAAGTATTCATTGGGTACATCAAAGGCGAAATCGAAGAGGTAGTATTATAGATGATAGTATTGCATTCGGTATTCAAGATACGGAGGAAGCAAATGAATTTATTCGGGCTGCAATCGCAGACATGAATGTAAGTATATTGCATTCGATTCTGAGACTACTGGACTCTACCCTCGTGATGGGTATATGCTTGGTATCTCTTTCTTATGAATAAAAGGCGCTTACATTGATACAGATTGTTTTGATGCGAGAACTGAACAACTGCTACAACAATTGTTTGATGAAAAGACAGTAGTATTTCACAATGCAAAGTTTGATATGGCATTCTTTGAGTACCACTTTAACTTTAAGTTTCCAAACTTTGAAGACACCATGTTGCTCCATTACCTCATAGACGAGAATCCTGGAGGGCACGGTCTCAAAGCAGTTACTTTCTTTAAAGTTTACTCCTTATGGAGATTACGAAAAGCCAATGTATGATTGGATTGACCAGTACAGAAAAGAAACTGGGTATTTTGAAGGGAGACTTTCAATGGGAGTCAATTCCTTTTGATGTAATGAAAACATATGCAGCTATGGATGCTTTATGTACTTTTTCTTAATTTACGAGAAGTTTGTAAAAATCAAGCAAAACAAAAACTGGCTTGGGTATACGATAATATTCTTATTCCAGGAACTAGATTTCTAACAGATACACAAGATAATGGTGTGCCTTTCGATAGAATACGTTTTAAAAGTCTCAAGTGCTAATGCAGCATGATATCGATGAAGCTATTGAAACTATATGAAAATCGAAAAATACGGAAGTTTGAAGAGATAAAAATGGAAGGACTTTTAATCCGAATAGTACTGTGCAACTTCGTAAGCTTGTTATTTGATATGCTTCGGACTTCAACCTACTGGCAAAAAGACAGGTACAGGTGCAGACTCTACAGATGCGGAAGTGCTGAAAGAGCTCTCAGTTCAGAATGTACCGAAACTCATTCTGGATATTCGTCAAAAATCTAAGATTAAGAATACTTATCTTGATAAGATTATACCTCAACTGGATCGAGATTCTAGCGTTTAAGGACAAACTTTAATCTGCATGGTACTACTTCTGGACGTCTTATCTAGTGGTAAGTTAAATATGCAGCAGTTGCCTCGAGAGACAATCCTATTGTAAAAGGATGTATTAAAGCAGCAGAAGGTCATAAAATTGTTGCAATGGATTTAACTACAGCAGAGGTATATGTTGCTGCAAAACTTGCGAACGATGAAGCACTGATGAATGTATTTCGTAGCGGTGGTAACTTTCACAGTACGATTGCGAACAACAGTATTCAAACTTCCTTGCGATGTAGAGAGAAGTCGCAGAGCTATACTCCGACACAACGTCAAGCTGCAAAAGCAGTAACATTTGGTATTATGTATGGCGCTGGGCCGAAAAGATTAGTGAACAAGTTACTAAAGATTCTGGAACCTACTTTAGCCAGCAAGAGGCAAAAGAAGTTATTGATGACTATTTTAAGTCTTTCCACAAACTAAAAAGTGGATTGATGATAATCAGAAGTTTATTGAACAAAATGGGTTTATATATAGTTTCTTTGGCCGTAAAAGGAGATTACCTAATGTTCAAAGACCGACGCAGGCATCAAGAGTCATAGCATTCGTTCTGGTCTTAATTTTTTGGTTCAGTCTGCTGCTTCTGATATCAACCTTCTAGGAGCTATTGATATGGGAGAGTTTATAAAGTCTCAAGGCATGAAGGCAAGAATCTTTGCACTTGTACATGACTCAATCCTTGCAGAAGTACCAGACGACGAGATAGACTTTTATTCAGAAGTTTTGGAAAAGTTTATACAATTAGACAGAGGAATCTCTATATCAGGCGCTCCAGTAGGGTGTGACTTTGAAGTTGGAGAGGACTACTCTATGGGTAAGTTTGAAAAAATGTATGAACAGTGATAATTACGTACAGAGAAATAAAGAAAATCAAGTTTCCAGTCTTTATTCTCCCCAATAGTAATTGGGAGAGTGTAGATGGTATATTATTTCTAGATAATGAAGTAGTTGACGATAAAAATATGCCCGGACTAAGTCTGGGTATACGTCGATTACAAACCCCTTTTACAGAGCTGTTAGCCCTTAAACACTCTATAGATTCGCTAATTGGAATATTAAAGCAGACGAATAAAAAATGTTTCATTGATAGTAATGGTACTCCTTTTATTTATCAAAAAACAATTAATGCTGCATTAAAATATTATAAAATACGAAAGATAGAGTTAAAGGGAGTAGCTTCTGTTATATGGTTAAAGGATATTAATTTTCCTTTTACCGTACCAAGACCTCCTGCTCAAGAAATGACTTGGGCAGGAGTCTTACACATCGGCGGATTGCCTTGGTTATTATATGAGTACTCCGAAGAAAAACTAAAGGACACTCGAAGAAAAGTATAAAATTATATGGCTAGAAAAAGAAAGACTCTTGCGGGAGCAAACTTAGATTTACAAGAGATCGAACCACTTACTAAAAATCAAGTAGTGGCTTTCGAAAGTACTAAAAACCTAATGCTGCACGGAGTAGCAGGAACTGGAAAAACGTTTATATCTTCTTACTTAGCGTTCGATGATATGACCAAAGGTTTATACGAAAAACTAGTAATTATAAGAAGTGCTGTACCTACTAGGGACATAGGATTCTTACCTGGAAATGAAAAAGAGAAGGCTTCAGTCTATGAAGAACCTTACAAAGATATTTGTATCGAACTTTTCCAGCGAGGAGACGCATACGAGATACTCAAAACAAAAGGATTAGTACATTTTATGACTACTTCTTTTATTCGTGGAGTTACATTGCGAAATGCAATAATTCTAATTGATGAGTGTCAAAACATGAGTTTTCACGAACTAGACTCTATTATCACTAGAATGGGTCAAGGGTGTAGAGTTATCTTTTGTGGTGACTTTCGCCAAGCAGATTTAGCAAAAAATGGTTTGAAAGACTTTGTACGAGTCTTGAAAGCTATGGACGTATTTGATTTTATTGACTTCGATATAAAAGATATTGTACGAAGTGAGTTTGTCAAACAATATATAACCGCAAAAACAGATTTAGGATTATGAAATTTAGTCAAAGATTGGATATAGCAATTATACTGTTATTACTAGTATATGTTATCATATTATGAAAGCTGTAATAAGTAACAGGATTTATTTAGAAGTAACGAGAGAATATAAAGAGTTTTTAAGTAAAGAACTCACATACAAAATTCCCTCGCCTAACCCTAAAGATCCACCTATTGTTATTAAAAATATGGCACGAGTTCGAGAGGACTTGGTTACTATTCCTATTGGAAGAGTAGATTTAATCCCAGATGATTATGAAGTTGTCGATAGACGAATAAACAAGCCTGAAGAGTTTCCAGAATTTAAGTTTGAATTACGACAAAGCCAACAGGATGTTTATAACGAGCTTGAAGACAACTGCATAATAAACGCATGGGTAAGTTGGGGTAAGACTTTTACGGGGTTGGCGATAGCCGGAAAACTCGGACAAAAAACACTTGTAATTGTGCACACAGTTCCTTTACGGAATCAGTGGGCAAAAGAAGTGGAGAAAGTCTATGGAATTACACCAGGCATCATAGGCAGCGGAAAGTTTGATCTTGACGCTCCTATTGTGATTGGGAATACCCAGAGTTTATACCGTAATATTCAGAAGATTAGAAAAGAATTTGGAACAATTATATTGGATGAAATGCATCATGTGAGTAGTCCAACTTTTTCCAAAGTTATCGACACAAACTATGCACGCTATAAGATCGGACTGTCAGGAACGATAGAAAGAAAAGATGGCAAGCATGTAGTATTTCGGGACTATTTTGGCAGTAAGGTATTTAAACCGCCAAAAGAAAACTTTATGACGCCAAAAGTAGATATTGTAAAGTCCGAAATACGATTTATGGACGGAGCAAGAATACCTTGGGCAAATCGTGTAACAGCTCTAGCGAACAACGAAGAGTACCGTCACACAGTAGCGATGCTTGCAGCATTTTACGCCGCTCAAGGGCATAAGGTGTTGGTAGTATCTGATCGAGTGCACTTTCTACAACACTGTGCTGAATTGGTCGGAGAAAAAGCAATTTGTGTTACGGGTGAGGTTCCGCATGAGCAAAGAGAAACGCTTATAGATGAGATAAATCATGGCACAAAAGAAATTTTATTCGGAACTCAAGCAATATTTAGTGAAGAAAACAAAATGGCATTAAGCTTTAACAAATCAAAGGGTTCCGCTCAAAAATCAAGTTCGTCTCGTAGGCGACATTCTCGCTCGATACGTTATTGGATTAAAGGTGAGAATGATAAGAACATTCCTTTGGAGTGTCTTTCTTTTGACCGTAACAAAGAAGAGCTTTTAACAATCTAGAGAAAGATTGGGTTCGTGAATACTATCCCGATCTTAAGTGTGGCTGGAGCTACGCTATGCAGTGCATTGACAATGGCGAAGTAAAAGTTGTAAACCTCAAGAAGAAGTTGTGGGAGCAAATCTTACTGCTGCAGAAGATTTAGGCGATCCTACTGATCCTGAAACAGGCTGGGATGTTATGTTCAAGCGTGTAAAGACTGGCCCTCTGCCCTACAATGTAGAGTATCAGTTACAAGTATTAAAGTGCAAGCCTCGTGCTTTAGACGATGACGAGAGCTGCTGTTGCAGAAGCTCTGAAGTCTATGGATGATGTTATGCCTCGTCCTACTCCAGATGCTCAAAAAGAGCTTCTTGATCGTGTTCGTGAAGAGATACGGGTGAAATTGACGATTGACGAAAGCATTGAAGATGAGTTCAAGATTCATGATTTTATTTACGGCAGACTGGCACATAAAGCTAGGACAAAAGAATGTCCACGAGAGTGGGCATTAAACCGTACAATGCGTTATTTTTTGAGCAGATACATACTCTCTCGAAAAGCAGTGCAATATGCACATTATTGGTGGAGATCTTTTTGACCGTCTGCCGAACATGGAAGAGTTGGAGCTTTACTTTTCGTTTATTCGGAAGTAAAGATTCCAACTATTATCTATGACGGTAATCATGAAGCTACAAAGAAAGAACAAAACTTTTTTACTCAGTTAAAGCAAGTTTCTAGAGATATTAACCCTTTAGTACATATAGTAGATATTTCGTATATAGATAAAGACTTAGGGTTTGGTATATTGCCCTATGCAGATCTTACATAGAAAGGATAGTATTGAAAGTTTGAATAAAAGCAAGCCTTTGTTTACTCATGTTCGAGGAGAGATACCTCCCTCATGTAAAGCCAGAGGTAGACTTAGACAGATTTGAGGATTTTCCAGTAGTATTTGCAGGTGATCTACATGCTCATAGCAATACTCAAAGAAATATTGTATACCCAGGTAGTCCTATGACAACTTCGTTTCATAGAAAAGAAGTCTCAGACAGGGTACCTTTTAATTAATCCAACTGATTGGAGCTTGGATGTGGGATGCTTTTGAACTTGCCCCAGCTTATACGAAAAACTGTTCAATCTCCAGAAGATATGATTCCTACAGATTATCATCATACTATCTATGAGATAGAAGGTGATATACAAGAGCTGGCAAATGTAGAAGAACTCAGAATTACTGGATAAAAAAGTAATAAAACGAAAGTCAGAAGCAACTCTTAGTAATGGATAAAGAGATGACATTCAAGAAGAGCTAGTAGAGTACTTAACCTATATCTTAGAATACCAGAAGTACAAATACCAGAATATAGTAGGGACTATTTAATGATTACGCTCAAAAATTGAAATGGAGTAACTGTTTTAGCTACGGGCCCGATAATGAGCTGGATTTAAGAGTAATACAGTAACTCAAATAATTGGTACTAACGGTATGGGGAAGTCCTCCATACCGTTAATTATTGAAGAAGTTTTTACAACAAGAACTCAAAAGGTATTAAAAAAGCAGATATACCAAACCGGTATGTAAATAATGGATATAATATCACCTAGAGTTTACAAAAGACGGAAATAAATATGAGTTATTATTGATAGAAAGTCTAATATTAAAGTGCAGATTAGAGAAGAATGGAGAAGATATCTCTAGTCATACAGCGACAAATACTTATAAAACTTGCAAGAATTATTGGTATTGACTTCAAAACCTTCTCTCAGTTAGTATATCAAAATACAAATGCAAGTTTACAGTTTCTTAACTGCTACAGATACTAACAGTAAAAAGTTTCTGATAGATCTTGTTGCACTTAGATGCTTATGTAAATTTATTTGAAGTATTTAAAGAGGCTTCTCAAAAGAGTCTTCTCGTTGAATTGCTGCGTAATACGTTCGGAAATTGCAACTATTGAAAAGTGGTTGTCAAACGATAACAAATTGAAAGATACTCCATACTTCCTCTGTTGGATTTAGAAATCGATACGGAAGAAGATGAGAAGTCTTTCCGTTCTTTATCAGTAGAAATTAAAAATATCTCCGAAAAAAATAAAAAAATTATACAAAATAATCAGTAGCAAAGAGACTGGGAGGAGCTTTACAGAAGCATTAATAGAGATCTGCCAATGGCCAGCTTGGATAAAGGAGAGCTCGAAGAGCGCCTGGCAGGAGTACGAGCTGAGTTGGTTTCGATGCAAAAGTCTGTGGCGGAAGCAGCAGCGGAAAATGAAAGAAGAACGAAGCAAAACACAAGAATCCAAGTAATACAAGAACAAACAGATAGTTTTATTTCACAGTTAGAAGAAGCACAAGAGTCTTTAGATAAAGTAGAAAGTGTATATTCTAACTTGGAAGTGTTAAAGAAAGCATTTAGCACAAACGGCTTAATTGCTTACAAGATCGAAAATCTAGTAAAGGAACTCGAAGAATTAGTAAACACTTATCTTGGAGAACTTTCAGACGGGCGTTTTACCCTTGAATTTGTTGTAAGTAATGATAAGCTAAACGTGCAAATAACAGACAATGGAAACATTGTCGATATTCTTGCTCTTTCTTCTGGAGAGTTGGCAAGAGTAAACACCGCTACTCTTATAGCTATTCGTAAGCTAATGAGTAGTATTTCTAAGTCACGAATCAATATTCTTTTCTTAGATGAAGTCATAAACGTACTCGATGAGACAGGTAGAGAAAAGCTAGTAGAAGTTTTACTAGGCGAAGAGAATCTAAATACCTATGTAGTCAGTCACGGTTGGACTCATCCTTTGCTTGAGAAGATTGAAGTAGTAAAGCGAGAAAATGTGGTTGAGATAGATTAGAGCAAAAGGTGCTAGAGGTGAGTATCTAGTAAGAGATATGTTACGAGAGAGCACCGACTGGTTTCAGTTTGAGAGAGTGCCTAATCTCAGGAGCTCTTGAATACTTAAAAGGGGACTTATATGTACCTCATGAGAAAGAATAGATTTTGTATAGAAGTAAAAAACTATGAAAGTCTCCTCTTCAGATAAAATATTTACAGCAAAAAAGACAAATAATCTAATAACTTGGTGGAAAAAACTTATTACAACAAGCAAAGGCGGAATCAAGAGCCCTTATTATTTTTCAAGTATAATCGATCCCCAGTATTTGTAGTTACAAATCTAGCCTGAAGATACATCTTGTAAATAGTGGATGTTATACAATTTTTAGACTGTTATGTATTACTAGCAGAAGACTTGGTTAAAGAATGAAAAGTGGAGTTTTTAAATGGCATTTAATTTAACAGAAAGAAATTATAAATCCAAGTGTCCCAAACCACTCTTATAGTAGATGCTTTAAACCTAGCGTTTCGATGGAAGCATCAAGGACGTACAGATTTTCGATATGACTATCAACGAACTGTAGAGTCCTTAGCAAAATCTTATGATTGTAAGAAATTATTATTACAGCAGACTGGGGCTCTTCTTCTTATAGAAAAGGCATAAGCCCTGAATATAAACAGAATAGAAAAGAAAAGTTCGCAGACCAACAGAAGAAGAAAAATTGCTTTTGAAGAGTTCTTTGAAGAGTATGAAGCCTCCCTAGAAGTACTAGAAGAAGAAGGATACCCCATACTTAGATATAAGGAGTAGAGGCAGACGATATTGCAGCACACTTAGTAAAAGAAAAGAAAAGTATGGATTAGAGTATATTTGGCTTATTTCTAGTGACCGAGACTGGGATCTTACTTAATACAAGAAAATGTAGGCCGATTTTCTTATGTAACGAGGAAGGAAGTTACGCTTAGATAACTGGTCAGACACACTATGAATGTTACTCCAGAAGAGTATATATCTTTAAAATGTCTTACAGGAGATAAAGGAGATAATGTTCCAGGTATTCCTGGTATTGGCCCAAAAAGAGCGTAGATTTAATTAAACAGTATGGAGATGCGTTGATATTTATGATGCTTGCCCATACCTAGCAAGTATAAGTATATTCAAGCGTTGAATGAAAATGCAGAACAGATACTTACAGAACTACGAATTGATGGATTTAATAACATATTGTGATGATGCAATAGGAGCTGATAATATTCAGATATAAGGAGATTAAATGCAGAAATTAGATTATAAAAGAGATCGCTATCTATCAGAGTTTAGTATAAAAACTCTACAAGATAGATATTTGTAGACGGGGAAGGTTCCCCACAGAAGCCTTTGCAAGAGCAGCAAAAGCTTTTGCAGATGATGATGCACACGCACAAAGATTATATGACTATGCTAGTAAGCTATGGTTTATGTTTTCTACTCCTATTTTCTCGAATGGTGGAACTAACTCGTGGCCTACCTATTAGTTGTTTTCTTAACTATGTAGATGATAGCAGAGAAGGTATTACAGCCACTACACAGAAAATGCTTTTCTTTCTTCTGTTGGGGGGGGTCGGTGGATGTTGGCGATATACGTTCGGAGTGTAGGCTCGAAAACGAGCAATGGCTCCGAAAGTACTGGAGTAATTCCTTTCTGAAAGTAGTAGATGCAGAGATGCTTGCATTCTCTCAGGGTGTAACTCGAAGAGGAAGCTATGCAGCATATCTTGATATGATCTCATCCCGAAATTGAAGAGTTTTTGGATGTTCGTAAGCCTACTGGTGGAGATATTAATCGAAAAGTCTACTAATCTTCATCATGGCGTTGTTATTTCAGATGATTTTATGGAACTTATTGAAAACGCAACAAAGATAGAAGGATTTGATGATAGTTGGGATCTTATTGATCCGCACTCAGGAGAAGTTAACTAAAACTGTATCAGCAAAAACACTTTGGGTAAAACTTATACAAAATCGTGTTGAAACTGGCGAACCTTACATTATGTTTAAAGATACTGTACAAGAAGCTCTACCTGAGTGTCAAAAAGACCTAGGCTTACAAGTACATCACTCTAATCTTATGTAGTGAGATTACTCTTCCTACAGACAAAGACCGAACAGCAGTATGTTGTTTATCTAGTGTAAATTTAGAAGAGTATGATGAGTGGAAAAATGATGATACATTTTATTCCTGATCTAGTTCGAATGCTTGACAATGTATTACTCATTTTATTAACAACGCTCCAGATGAGCTTCAGAAAGCTAGTTATAGTGCAGATGAGAGAAAGAAGTATTGGCTTAGGTGCAATGGGGTTTCATGCCTACTTACAACGACACAACATTCCGTTTGAATCGGCAATGGCGAAAGGACGAAATATGGCTATGTTCTGGCACATTAAATCGGAGGCAGAAACTGCAACTCGACAGCTTGCTGGAGCGAGGAGAATGCCCTGATGCAGAAGGTATGGTATGCGTAACGCTCATCTGTTGGCTGTTGCTCCTAATGCTTCTTCTAGTATTATCTGTGGCAACACTAGTCCTAGTATTGAGCCTTACCGTGCTAATGCATACACAAAAAACTAAAAGCGGTCCTCTTTACAAAAGAACGAGTATCTTGGAAGATATTCTCCGAGATCTAGGTATGGATACTGATGAAGTATGGAAGAGTATTGTTACAAACGGCGGATCAGTACAACATCTTAGATTTCCTAGATGATTGGACAAAAGATGTATTTAAAACAGCAGTAGAGATTGACCAGAGATGGGTTATTGAATGGCAGCAGATAGACAAGAACATATTTGCCAAAGTCAGTCTTTAAATGTCTTTTTCCCAGCAAATGTATCAAAGCAAGAACTTCACGCTATTCATATGATGGCCTGGAAAAAGAAAGTAAAAACTTTATACTATCTACGAAGCGAAGCGTATAAGAGAGCAGAAACAGTATCGGACGAAGCACTACGACAGCGTATTTTTGATTCTATATGACGAAATGAATGTCTAGCTTGTTAGAAATTTGGTAGAAATTTATGGACAGATGGATGTTTCTGTGAAAAAGCAGTAGACCTATGCAGAGAGTTATGGACTATACATTATATTGACGCTTTCAAGCAACTTGAATTTTATTACAAAACCGTTCCTCAAATAAGGTGAAGTATGGGTCGGAGGATAAGCGACTTCGAAGAAGTTGGAGAGCTTTTAATGAATCTTCTCACTGAAAGAGCTATAAACCTTTCAACTACCCTTGGGCTTTTGAGCACTATAAGTCTCAACAGCATATGCATTGGCTTCCTGATGAAGTCAATCTTGCGGATGATTTGAAAGATTATCGAGAAAAACTGACTGAGGAATAAAAAACTTATTTCAGATTTTTCGATTTCTTTACACAGGCTGATGTAGATGTATGTTGTGGGTATGCAAAGCACTATCTTCCTACATTTAAGCAACCAGAAGTACGAATGATGCTTTCTGCTTTTGCTGCAATGGAAGCAGTGCATCAGGAAGCATATTCGTTACTTACTAGAAACTCTTGGGTTTGGAGATGATGAGTATCAAAAGTTCTTGAACACAAAGCAATGATGGATAAGCATGAACACTTATCTAACTTTGGTATGGATACTCCAATGGACATTGCAAAGACAATGGCGATTTACTCTGGATTTACAGAAGGAGTACAGTTGTTTAGTAGTTTTGCTATTTTGCTTAACTTCCCTCGACATAACTTAATGAAAGGGTATGGGACAGATTGTTACATGGTCTATTCGTGATGAAACATTGCACGTTGAAGGCATGTCTCAACTATTCCGAACTTTTATTCAAGAAAATCCAGAGTTATGGAATGATGATCTAAAGTATGAAATTTATTGTGCTGCAGAGCGTACAGTAGAGCTAGAAGATGCTTTTATTGACTTGTGTTTTGAAGGTGCAGAAGTACCTGATCTAACAGCAGAAGAAGTAAAAGAGTATATTCGATATATTGCAGATCGCGACTTCTAGGTCTAGGAATGAAGAAAATTTTTCAAGTGAAGAAAATCCTTTACCTTGGCTAGACTATATGTTAAACGCAGTAGAGCACACTAACTTTTTTGAAAACCGTGCCACCGAGTATGCTCGCGCTAGTACTACGGGTAACTGGCAAGACATTTTTAAATATGTACCCGCGCCTATTTCCCACCATAAACTTGAAACAGATTGACTCAGATGGTTAAAGTAATTTATACCTCCATATCCTCCGTTATGAGTAGTTCCTCCTATATTGTAAGGAAGTCCCATCAGCAAAAGATAATTACCGGACATGTTGCCCTTGCCGGTTAGAGTTATGCGATAAGACACATAAATAATATTGCCAACTTTTCTATATAACCCTAATTGAGAAGAATATGTTTGTGACATTGGGGTAGATTGACCATATCCCTGCAAGTACGGCGTCCACGTTCCTTCTTCGTAATCGTCTAAAGCATTAGCGGCGGCTGTATCACCGTTAAAGGTGATGCCGCCACCAGACAAAATACGCATTTTTTCTCCGGCATCGACCCTAAACTGAATGGTAGATGCTGTACCAGAGTTGGCTTCGTCGGACGCAATAATTAGATCGTCGTAGCCTGTGATTCCAATAAAGTTGTTTTGGAGATTGCTTGAGTCTCCATCAAAGCGAACCTTGGCAGTGCCACCTGTCCCTATCATGCTTAAAAGCTCTGACGGGCTGGCATTGTTAATGCCCACCTTTTCTGCGGAGCTAATCGTAATCGCAGTAGACGTAGCATTATCGTCAATACCAGTTGATGTTAGATTGCCAATAGTGATTGCATTTGTAGTAGTTGCGCCCGCACCAGTTACTGCGGCGAGTGTAGGAGTAGCAGTTGTAACCGTAGCAAATGAAAGAGTTCCCGAACCATTTGTAGTTAGTGCCTGACCATTGCTGCCATCAGAAACATTAAGTTCTGTAATTCCTACACTGTTTGCTTCCGGAGACGCAGAGCTGAAAGTTCTAGCAATATACATCACATAGCAAGAATCTGTTGACGCAATGGCTTCGGTAAACGTAATTGTGGCACCCGAAGCCGAATACGCAGTGGTAGGCTCCTGTCGAACATTATTTACAAAAACTGCAAGATCGTTTGCGCTTCCTACAGAATGCGTCAGCGTGTAAGCCGTTGAGCCGTCACCTGTAATCGTCTGCTTTGCAACACTTGCAAATTCTTGTACTGGTTCTACTCCTAAGAATGGCATTATTTAGTCTCCAGTGCTGTGAGTCGAGCTTCTAGTTCTTTAACAGCATTGATTAGTACAGCCGACAATCTTGAGTAATCAACGGTTTTGTAAACAGTTTCTTCATCATTTGTTAATAAGGGCATAGTCATATCGTGTACGATTTCAGGCATAACTGTTTCAACTTCTTGAGCAATTACACCGTAATCAGTTTGATCTTTTCTCGACCCTTTATTCCATTTATACGTTACTCCGCGTAAGCCTTTTACCTTATCAAGTGCACCTGTAACTGTTTGTATATTGTCCTTGAATCTTTCGTCTGAAACAGAGCTTGAGTTGGCAGTTACGCTTCCAGCAACATGAAGATTATTCGTAGCAAGCAACATATAGTCAGTGCCCCCTGAATTCCATTTGAAATTGGCCCCTCCATATTGCCTAAACATAGTACCAGCAGCGCCCTGCTGTACCATTTCACCGTAGTACGACGAGTTGTAAGCAACGCGGACAGCTCGCTTGTTTTCATCGCTTGAGCTTTCAGCGTGAAGAGCTGTTGTAGGGCTTGTAGTGCCAATACCTACCTTACCGCTGTCGTTGATACGTATACGTTCTGAGGTGCCGTTTCCTCTTATCTTAAAATGGCTAGCGCCAGTACCGCCCTGGTCAAAGGTAAGAGTTAAGTTTTGACCATTCTGTCCTCCTGTTGCGATTCTGTGAAATGAAGCTGTGCCGTTATCGTCACGAAGCTCAATATTCGTTGAGCCAGCGCTTCTTATCGTCAAATTGGTTCCGGGAGTGGTAGTGCCAATGCCTACGTTGCCAGCACCATCAAGAGTTATCCTATTTGCGCTATCTGTAAAATCATATAAATGAAATTTATCGGCGCTACTATCAACATACCAAGCATAGGAACCCTGATTATTTGTTGCTTTAAAAGCGGCAAGGCCTGTTGTACTCTCTATCTCTACTCTTGCGTCTGCTGTTGTATAAACATGGAGTTTTTCTTGAGGGCTAGAAGCACCAACGCCTACTTTTTCACCAGAATCAATAGTAATCGCAGTAGCATCAGCACTACTGTTAATAGCAGGTATGCCAATAAAGTTTGCTAAATTTCTTGCCTTTGACATATTTTATTCCTTAAGTGCTGTTTCTTGGTTTGGGTAATTAAGCGGTTTTGTAAGTGGCACTCATATAAAGGTTTGTGCCGCCTGTGCCTAGATTGTTAGGGTAAATAGATTCGGAGTTGTTTCGACGGCCCGTGTTATACAAATAGACGGCTGTCATTCCAGTGCCAGTTGAGCCAGCAGTGGCCCAAACACTGCTATAGCCGTAACAATATCCAATAGTAATGCTTTGATAAGCTGAGCCGTGGCAAGTAAAAGGAAGACTGCCGACAAGCAAATATCCACCCGCTGACCCAATAGACATTGAGCTAGTGTCTAATCGACAGCTAACAGTAACGAGGTCACCAATTTTTGTGTAATGTCCGACTCGAAAGCCGTAGCTAAGTGATCCAAAACTGCCAGAAGTGGGGATATACGTTGGCGTCCATGTGCCTTCTTCGTAGTCATCAAGAAGCTCAGAAGTCATACCAGATGCATTAGAGTTGGCAGAAAAATCTATTCCTTTTCCACTTGCCATTTTTAGACCATCAGAGGTCACACGAGCAATTTCTGTAGGCGTAACCTGAGTGCCTACTGAGGCTGTAGCGGCGGCGTCAACGTAAAAGTAAATAGCTCCGTTTCTTAAACCTATAAGCGTTTTCGCAAAAGATGTCCCTACTGACGAATGATCCCCGTTTGTTCCGCTGCCATATTGATAACCATTAGCCAGCATTAAGCCGGCACTATTATTCTGTCTATACATATTGGCGTAACTAACTGAGCTACCTTCTGTGAAACCAATATTTTTTCCTGCGGCAACACCAAGTCCAGAAGCAGAAAGGGAAGTATTGCCGACTATCACATTTTCGCTACTATCAATCGTAATTGCCGTAGCATCAGCATTATCGTCAATACCAGTCGAGGTAAATCCGGTCAAAGTTCCGACAGAAGTAATATTTGGTTGAGCCGCAGTTGTTAATGTGCCCGCTACTCCCGAATTTGTAACTGTCAGTTTCGTAGAGGTAGCACTATCATCGATACCAATAGAAAAATCATTTTTTACCCGAGAGCGAGTCATTAAGTGATCTCCATTAAACCTGCAACAGCATCAATTGCATTTGCTGTTCCTGCTTTAATCTTTAAAATATCTCCTGTTTCTAAAATATATTTCTGCCCTTGCAGCACTTCTAACGTTGTATTTCCAGGTATACTCACACTTTCCAACAACTGAAATGTCGCCGCGCTTGCAGAAGCATCTGTGAATTGAACTTGTACGGTAACTGAATTGCCAGTTTTATTTGCTAGTGCAACTCCAAGAAGTACCGAAGTCGTAGAGGACGGCGCAGTATAAAGTGTACCGTATGATGAGTTACTTGCATTTGCAAGCGCCGCATTTTTAAAAGTATTTGCCATAATTTTATCCTAAAGCGATTGCCAGAGCCGTTGCATCGTCTACGGTTGCATATCCTGGAGCCGAGATATTAATTTTTCGGCCTAAATCGATAATATAGTCTACTACATCTCCGGTTACAAGTGCAGGACTAAATGTAATTGTAGAACCCGAAATAGTAAAAGAGTCTCCAGGCTCTTGAGTAATTCCATTCACAGAAACAACTAAAGCATTTTGGTGTGATGGAGTATATGCACTACTGCTCTCTGTTAAAGCGTATGCTGCTTGTCCATTAACAGTACTAATTGCATCCAGTTTTGTTGGGTTATGAACACTTGCAAGAGAGCTTATTGTAACAATTCTAACTTCGTCTGATGCTGTAACTCCGGAGCTAAATACGACCGAAGTACCGTTTGTAGCAGTATAATCTACTCCATCATCTTGCAGTACTCCGTTGAGGAATACCATAATAGAGCCAACTTCATATAGTAAAGTTGCAGAGTTAGAGTCGGAGCCAGTAAAAGTAGTTTGATTTGCAGTTGCAGTATACTCAAACTCCGTCATACCGGCGTCTGTATACTGGAAAACACTAGAAGCGGAAGCCCCGCTTATTGTAATTGTTTTTGTAGCGCCAGTACCAGATGCAACAACCCCTGCTCCTACAAAATTTAGGGTAGTGCCTGCTGTCGATAAAGAGCTGCCTTCATCTTGTATAGTTAGTGAGCCGCCCCCGCTTTGAGCGACCCAATCATAATCTGAACCAGTCCAAGAGAGTACTTCATTAGCATTTGCAGTGCTTCTGTTTAAATGAGCATCTACATTTGTATTGCCATAGCTGCTAGAACCTCCTCCAATTGATTTTATAGTACCGCCGTCATTAATATATAAAAGTTGACCAGCAGTATCAATGGCGATCTCGCCATTTACAATATCACTTGTAGAAGGTGTAGAAGTACCTCTTTTTGGCTTGATTATAAGCGACACAAAAAACTCCTAAATTAGAACGTGCCGCCGTCAAGTGTTGTTGTCCAAGAGGCAGACCCTGAAGTGCCCATAGTAAGGAAAGCACCGTTAGAACTTGGTTTTACAAGTCGAGTATATCCACCGTTTGATGCAGCACCAATAAGAAGATCCCCTACTGCAGTTGCTGAAATGCCCTTAATTCGCAGGCTAGTTCCATCCGCCAGTAAAGTAATATTATCGTCATTTACGGCAAGAGTAGTTCCACTCTGGGAAATACCATCGCCCGCAGTAATTGACCCCGCTCCGGAGAATTGAGCGACTGTAAGATCTGTGCTACCAAGAGTAGGAGTACCATTATGAGTAAATACAAAGCCGCTATCTGAGTTTGTAGTTCCTTCTTCTACGAAAGTAAAGGTACCTCCAGTAAGTTCTGCTGCTACATTTGCATCTGCCGAACGAGCAGGAGAAGCTCCCGCCGTATAAATACCGTTTTCACTTGCATCCGTCTGATTTTTTACAAGTACACGATCGCCGTCTGCAAGAGTTACACCATCAAGTGTATCGTTTACATTCAGAGCTGTAGCAATTGTAATATTTGCAGTGGTAGCAACTCGTACAGAAGCTTTAACCTCTAGACCTGTTTTAACAGCATCTACATATGCTTTTGTGGCAGCGTCTTGAGCGCCTGTTGGATCCGCAACACTTGTAATTCTTGAAGAGCTCATATCAATCGTAGAAGAGCCCGCAGGATTAAAGGTTATATTACCACTCGCAGTAGTAACTGTTCCGGAAAGAACAGGAGCGGTAAGAGTCTTGTTCGTAAGAGTTTCCGCACCATCTTGGCTAGTAAGAATTGTACCTGTGGCAGGAAGCGTTAGAGTATTTGAAGCACCTGAGGAGTGTGGAGCAGACTGCAGAGTCTGTGCATGAGCATTTGTAGATCCACAATAAAATAGAATTTTAGAGTCTGATCCACCATTTTTAAGATCAATAACTCCATTGCTAATTTTTACACCACCACTTGAAGTGCTATTATTTCCATCAATATAAACTGCGTCATCTGCATATACATCTTTTGCAAATTTAATCTTTTCTGCAGAGTTAGTAGTATCAAGAGTAATATAATTATTTGAACCTTCAGAAATTGTAAAAGAGGTTGCAGACCCGTCAAGAATCTTAAACTCAATCGCACCTCCAGTAGAAAAATCAATACTACCGGTAGTAGGATCGATAATTAAATCGCCACTTCCAGTAGAAATTGTATTACCGTTAAGAGTAATATTGTCAACAAGCCACTCATTAACTTTCTTATTTGAGTCAACTTGTACTAACTTACTCGCTTCAACAGTTCCCGCTGCTGCAGGAAATAGACCAACATACTGGTTACCTCCAATTATAGTTACAGCATTTGAATTTGCAGGATCTCCGATATAGAGTTTGCCATCCCCTCCAGTAAACGCTAATTCACCGGCATTTAGAGTGCCAGGAGCGGTGCTTCCAGTACTTCTTTTGATTTTAATAATTTGAGCCATTTATAGTCTCCAAATAAGCCTTAAAAGGCTCCGCCGTCAAGTGTATCCGAATCCGGTGAGATGTTTCCTACTATTATAGGAACCCACTCAAAGACTCCGCTACTCGTTTCACGGTATACTTTTAATTGATTGTCATCGATATCATACCACGTATCTCCCTCTTCTATGAAACTGCCAGAAGGGGTTGAGTCACTTCGAAAATTTTGATCTGCAAGCTGCTTTAGAGCAACATCTAAAAATCCTGCAGAAATTGTATTGTATGCACCTACTGACACACTAGATGCGTCAATTACACCTGGAACTGCAGTAGGAATAGCAAGAGTATAGGCTTCGATAGTAGTAACATCATCTGTAAGATCGATAGAAATTTGATCCCCTGTTACTGTAATATCAGAAACACTTTCTGTTACTTCAATTACTGTAGAAGCAGTTGTGGACACTATCGAGTCACCTCAGGATTAATTGTTGCAGTCCCTTGAATAATTCTCTTTACTACTGCGTCACTATTTGTAAAAATTTCTACATCATATACGTATTGTCCTGCGGCAATATTTTTAGACCCATCTCTTGCAGTCCCACCAGAATCCGTCCAGTTACTATTTGGAAGTTCGACTTTAAGAGAGCCCGCAGAAGCGTTTGTTACTGTAACTTTAAGATAGCCTGCAATCGTAGTAGACGTATGAGACGAGCGCAGTTGTCCGCGACCTGAGTAATTACTCAGATTTTTAGCAGTTCCCGATTCTTTGATTACTAAGTCAATAGCAAAGTCGGAACCTTGGTCAATGAATAAGTTGTAAGTCGCTGCGCTCATTAAAGTTCTCCTATGATGAAATTATAACAAAGAGGACATTTTATGTCAAGTTTTATTTTTTTGGTGGTTATAGCTTACCAATTCGTACTCTTTCAGCACTACCATCATAAATTCTTATTGAGTTAGAGCTAGTAGTAGTATCAAGCACAATAGAATTTGAGGGCTGATATTGAGCAGTATTCGTGCTATTAGTAAATTTTAAAGTTCCGCTTGTAAGAACAATCTTACCTGCACTAACATCAGTAGCACTTAAACTATCTCCTCCGATTCCTGTTACTGATCCTGTTTGACCATTTATGCTTTGTACCGGAGCAAGTCCCGGAGCCTGCGCTTGAATTGCCGCAGTAACTTGAGCTTGAGTATTAAAGGTACTATTTGCTTGAGTAGTAGTATATACTCCTAACCCCGCGGGGGTTATCTGGGTATATTTATTAGCAACTGTTACTGCTTGCTGCTGTATTTGGGTAGTAGTTCCTGAGGATGTCTGTGCTCCTACTTGGGAAGCATTCAAAGAGATTCTTTGAGCTTGTATAGTACCAGTTGTAATATTTGCACCATTTATCTGAGTAGATCCTTGCTGTTGCAAATCAGTAAATGTAACAAGTCCAGTAAATCCTACGCCATTATATGTATCCTGTCCAAAACTTAAACTTCCTTGGTCAGACTGTTGACCACTTGCATCCCGAGTAGTATCTCCAGCAGGAGCACCATCTGCATTTCTTGCTTCTGCTGCATTCCAACTAGCATACCAATATTGATTAGTGGCTCCCGCAGTAAAAGTTGGGGCCGTTTCTGCCCATTGCCCTTGTAATCCTACAAAAGCCTGCTGTGTAAAACTATAGTCTTGGGCAGTAGGAACTTGAGGCTTAGTAGTAGTTGCTTGTTGAAAGTACACATAGCCAGTTTTTTGTCGAAGGCCAATAAGTCCGTCTCCTCCTACCTCTCCGAAACTGGCTGTAAGAATTGGGCCGTCCCAAGCAGTATCTCCAGAAGTAGTTCCTAGATTAACTGTAGTTTCTGCTCCTGAAGGAATCACTACCTTACTTACTTTCCATAGGTATCGATTCGTTGCAGTTACACTTGAAGCCACATTTGACCAACTATTTAAAGACTCGCCTGAAGTTGCTGCAATATTCCCTGATGCAAAAGTATAAGTTACTTCTGGACGTGAAGAAGGGGCTGAAGCACTCGATGTTAATAAGAACATTTCTATTGTAGAAGCCGCATCTCTGCCTGCAATTGATTTTGTTAAAGTTTGTTGAGCTTCAACAGTTTCTAGTCCCTCCGATGTTTGTACTTTTACTGTATAAGTAATTACTTCAACATCATCAGTAGGATTGCCAGAAGCATGAGAACTATTAATTGCAGTATGAGCACCTATAGTAAGTCTACTATTGTCATTATTTGTGGGAGGAGAAATTGTAAGGTCTCCTCCGGCATTTGCAGCACTTACTATATACCACTGCCCGGGGGTTAAGCCTGAGTCCCCACCACTTCTTCCATATGCATTATTATTCCCCACATACGTAGCACGCGTGCCTCCTTGAAGAACTTCGAAAAATGAACCACTACCGAGTATAAGGCCTGTAGTACCTGTTCCTACATTTCCATTTTTATCTGTGGCATAAGTATGAGCAGAGTTAGCTATATGCACTACTACTCCTCCCGTACCGCTTTTAACGCCTACGAGTGAAATACTGTCTGTACCTTCAATAGTTGTAGGAGCTGTTCCGCTACTCCAACTAGAGGGCTTTTCTCCTACTTCTATTTGAAGATTAACAGGCCAATCGCTCTGGTCAAAAGTAGCTGAAGGAGTATATTTATAAGGTAATAAATATCCCAATCCAGGCACTTGATTGCCGCCTCCATCAAAAGTATCAGTCCAGTTTTGTACGACTGTACTAGTTCCTCCTACTGTTTTTGTAAGTTTGAAAATTGGAGTTGTAAAATTAAGGTACGCAAGATTAAAATATATTTTATCGTCTGCACTAAGTCCCCAATTAGATCTTGCATAATCATTAAAATGAGGACTTGCCCCATTTGCATTATATAGAATAGTATAATCTTCAGCCATTAGTCTTACTGATTTTCCAGATAATCCTATTGAACCATCTTTTGTTTTAAAAATTCTAAGTGTTTTTGTTATACTCTTGGCAGAGTTGTTAGGGTCATTCTTTTCTCTTACTTCAACAGTAAACTCTAAAGTTGCACCATTATTCCAAGCAATAGCAGAATTGTTATGAATTTGTTTAATAAATCTACCATCAGTACCAGTGACAAAACTACTATCTGCACTTCCGGAAGTAGAAGCAAAGCCTGTACCTGTAATTTTAAACTCGGGTAGAGTGAAGTTCAGTCCTGTTGCAGTAATAGTAATACTACTATATGTAGGAGTATATTGAGTTTCATCACTTTTATATTGAAGAGAGGAAATATTAGTATCTACTACAAGATCTCTTGGTTTAGTAAGATCCGGGTCTAAAACTAAAAAGCTTTGATAAGCTCCAGTGGCTCCATTAAGACTTCCTGCAAGAAAATCATTTGAAAAATCAGGAGAAAGAGAATCTTTATAGAAAGTTTTATTCGAAACAGCAATATCAAATACTCTATCGATATATAATACTGTGTCACTTTCTACATATGCAATTTTTGCAGCTCTTTCTCTTTGGTTGGCTGGACCTGAATCTACCTCAAATTTTAAAACATTTGTCAAAGCATAGGCGGACCCTGTGAATGAAGTATTTACTCCAGTTACTTTATTTGAACCCGCCGGAATACTAATAGTACCATTTACTTGACTCCAGATACTTGGATTTGAGTAAATAGCACTTCCTCCGCCCGCTACTGCAGCCGCATTTAAGTCTATCTTAGACTGTTCAATTTCGTCATACCAATAGTCAATATCTAAATCTTCATCGAACTTATAGTTTGCAAGTTTAACAGTGCTACTATAGTAATCTACAAATACATATGCTGTTTTGGAGTTATCCTTTAAGGGTTTATAATCTATAGGCCAAGTAGAAAAAGCTCTTGAACTAGAAGAGTCATCTGTATAGGCATAGAAATAAACAGGAGAGTTCTCAAATTGAAAATTATAAGTTGGAGTACTCGTATCGTGTGTTATAGCCACAGGAGCACTTACATAGCCACCTTTTACTAATCCATAAATTCGAGCAAAGTTTCCTCCAAAAATATCTTCTATAATGACTTCTGCTGATACTGCTGCCGATTTTTTTCCGTCCTCAGTAATTGATTTAACTCTAAATGTATACTGACCGTCCGGAACATTATCAAAAGAATAAGAAGTAGTAGGAGTTAAATTACTAGACGGGTATCCTGGAATATTTGATTCAAACTCATACTGAGTTATATACTCTGCAAAAGTTTCTGTAATTGCAGGCGGATCCCAAACTACTATAATCTCCTCCCCTGGGATATTAAACTTAGGGGTTCTTAGCACACGGATATTTTTAGGTGCAGGTATTTTAGACCCTGGAGTTATAGGAGGCCGTACAGGATCATCTATAGCGAGAGTGAAATTATTATCAACAGCATCAAACTTACTTTCATAGTACTCGACTGCAGTAATTCCAAAAGTATTGTCATTCTCTATAGAAATTGCTAAAATTTTGTACTCTTTTGGGGATACTGCAGATTCTACGGAGTCCTTTATGCCCCAGATATTTCCTAGCTCTATAGGTGCGCTTGCGTAGGGAAGAGTCACTGTAATTTTATTAGTACTTGAATCAACCGCAGTAATAACGCAATCATGTACTACACTTTCTTTACCATATTGAAGAGAGAGCATATTTCCGGAATCATCATATGCATTGTTTATTTTACTTAAAATTTCAGTCTCGGTTCCAGTAAAAGATACTGAAGTTCCATCTTCATCAGGAGCAGCAGATACTACATCTCCTCTAGTGTAAGCGGTACTCCCAATCGTGGCAGATGCTTGGCCCAAGACAACTTTATCATCAATAATTAAAGTAGAAAGTAAATCATCGGTAGTAGGATATGATCCCGTTGCACCGCTCTGCGCATTTCTATCTAGGGTTAGCTCCATGCTAGTTGAGCTAAGACTATTTACTCCTGTAATTCTTCCGCTTGCTCGGTAGTTAAAGTCATGATTATCCTGAATAGTAATTATATCTCCAGGAGCTAAAAATGCTGCATTTATTGCACTTTTAAAAGATACAAGTTCAGTTTGATTAATTGCAGTCCATAATTTCCATCGGCCATAGCGAACTGCTTGACCCTCTGAAGTACACCCGAATGCATTAGCATTTTCTTTAATAATCTTACCTGTTCGAATAATATTTTCGCGATCTTCAACAATGACAGGTTCAAGTTTATAATCAGTTTTAGGATTATTCCAAGAAACAATTACTTGATTTGCTCTAGTTTTTGACCCTGTACTTTGGTACTCGAAAGCGCCCTCTATAACATTACTTCGATTAAAAGCATACACAGGGGACTTCTTTTCATCCATAATTGGAACTAGCTTTCCGTCCATCCAATATAGCATACCTCTAAATATAGTTGACATATCTTTAAGAACTTTAAAAACATCTGCTGCTTTTTGAAAATAAAGATTTGCTCTAAATCTAGGCTCTAATCCGCCCTTACCATCAGGAACTAACTCATCTGAATACCTTGCAATTCTATATAAAGAATAAATGTCAATATCCACATTTCGAGCTGTTGCGGGATCTTCTTTAAGGAATTCTCCTATACCATAGCGATTATTTGTAAGAATATCATAGAAAATCCAAGCAGGATTATCTGTATATACCTTTCCCTCTCGAAAAGTTCCATTAAATAACTCATCGTATAAATCGTCAACATTTTTATAAGAACCATCAGTATTTAATCCCAGCTCTTCTCTTGTAGTATAGTTGTGAGGAACTTTTACTTTAAGACCAAAACAGTCATAGGTTCTTGAAGGGGTATTTGGAAATTGTTTGGAATTAAAGGTTACATTTGCTACGGCAGTATAAGGAAAGTTTAATTTTTCTTTTATTACTCCAAACGCAGTTTCAATACCCCCGGACTGAACTGCTTGCCACTTATCTACGTCAGAGCCTCTCCAAGTAAGATCAGGATAGGTATGCCCTCGACCTGTTTGAGTATCTGTGAAATTTTCACTTTCTGTGATTCGTGTAATTTCTAATTTGAATCCTGCAAAAGGCTGGAATGGTTCCAGATTAATAGAGTGAGTGAAGTTTACAGCACTTGTATACTTTCCTCCGTGCTTAAATAAACCTCTACCTGCCGCTACCTTAGACGACCAGTTACTATAGTTAGTTGCTTGACTTAAATTACTAATTAAATTACTTGTAATTCTTCCATTACCGGAAAGGAATCCTTGACTTTCCCACCCATAGCCATTTCCTTGAGTATTTGTTTGAATAAAAAGTTCTATAACATAGCCCGCACCTGCATCCTCTTTTGTTCCTTTTTCTGTATTTGTTAGATATAGTCCCCCGGGATACTTAAAATTTAGTTGAACTAAATCTATTTCTCCAGAATTGGGGTTAGCTTCAATAATACTTGCAGTAGTGCCTATATTAAGTGTAGTAACATTTGCAACTGAAAGAGTAGTTGTACTTGAGCCGACTCCTTGTAAAGTTTCAATTGGATTTTGATCCATTGTACCAGGTCTAAATTGGTATCCAGAAGAATCATATTTACGATTATAGGGATTATTTCCGTCAGAGTTACTAACCGGAGCAGAAATGCTAAAAGATTTATTGGAAAAAGTTAAGGGAAGATTACTATCTAAAGTAATAGATCCACTGGAAGAAATTGAAGAAATTCCTTTTGTTAAACTAATATTTAGCACTAGATCGGCCGTTTCTAACCAATCCAATTGGTCAAGTCCAAATACTCTATTTACATATATTTTTACGGTATTATTAGTTTGATTAACTTCTTCTACCCAGCCAGCAATTTCTCTATCATCATCTCCTGTAATTACTGCCCAGCCTTTTCCGTCTTGAAGGGCTCGCTCCTGAAACCACCCATTAGACCTGTTAGCCTGACCATATGCAATAGCTGTCGGCAAATCAGTTCCTGTATATGTTAATTGAATCAAAATACCTGTAGGAATAGCTCCCACTGTATCATAAGCAGCACTAACTCCTGCTGTACTATTATGAGTAAGCTCAGAGGACGTTTTATTATATAAATCATGAATAAGTATAAATTGAGTATCTACAACTCCTGGGTCATAGGAGTAAGAATTGTCTTCCCAATCCTTAACAGTAATAGTAGTTGTACCAGAAGTTCCAGATATAGTTTCGCCTCCAACAGGAACATAGCCAACTTCATTATCTTCAAAAATTGCATCATTATTCAGAAAAACACTTTTTCCGCCTTTCGCAAGTCCTAAAATTGGCCCTTCTGATATAATATCTGTAATCGATATTACTTGTTCAGTACTCCCATACACAACATTATTCAGAGCATTATTTTTAGGAAATGCTGAACGTCTATCTGCTCCTGTTATTGATTTAGATGCCATTAAAAATTACTCCTATACCTACTTATTGGAAGGATTTGAGCCCTGACCCGACCATCCGTCCCCTTGACCCCTGCCGGGTATAAAGGTACCATTTGAACCATATGTTGCACTAGCCCCCGCGATTTCAAAACTTACGGGCATGCCCGGCACCCTAAGCCTACCATATAAAACCGGCACAGGGTCTCCTTCAATAATATTTTGCTCTGCCCCATTAAATAAGTAAGACTGCTCTTGGTCACCGTCTGTAGAGGGATCCGGAGCCATCATCTGTGTAATTCCAGCTATTGCTAAATTAGTCGCCATTCCTAGAGCAGCTGTAGCAGCAACCTGGGCAAGCGTTCCCGCCTGTCCCGCAAGTACAGTTCCAAGGGTATGTGAAACCGTAGGAGCGTATCCTCCTACAGCTTGCCCAGTATATGTAAGCATGCCTGGGACATAGATTGCTACAACTACTAAAGCTATCGCTGCAAGAATTTTTGCAGGACCACTTTTAGCTCCGGCAGGAATAGGAGTTACTATAATATCTCCCTCTTTTAACTCTAAGAGCAACTCCCGAGGATCTTCAAGTTCATTTCCAGCTACATCAATATGAAATCCTATGCCTTCTTCTTGTTTTTCTAAAATATATTGTTTAAAGTTTGGAAAGTTCCCATTGAGGCACTGAAAAACTTCTGCTACGGTTTCTGCTTTCATGTGTATATGAGGAATAAACTTATCCCCCAACTCTCCTTCAAAATATACATTACGCATCATATCTATAAGCCTTGTCTAAATAGTGTATCCAAAAAGGATACAAGTTTTCTCTGCATGAAAGTCTTTGTTCTGCATGGTGATAAAAAGTATCATTCCCTAAAAATACTCCGCAATGGTTAGTAATATCTGATCTAACCTTGAAAGTAATTACATCATTTTTTTGTAGATCTTTAAGAGGGACTTCACTGCACCCCCAATCTTTTATAAGCTCTGGTCGAAAATAATCTAAACCTTTCTTAAACCAATTATCTTCGAATAAAACTCTAGGAGGGATTACTATACCTTGTTCAATTAAATAATCCCTTGCGGCTTCAAAACAGTCTCTAACTCCAAACTTATACTCTCTGCCATATAAATCTGTTAAATCTTTTTTTGGCTGTACTACATTTAGGTCCATATCCGGATATGAAAAAATATAGTAAGGAATACCTAAACTATTACAGTACGAAATATCGCTTTCACTTGCTTCAGAGGTACCGTCTGGGTGACTATGTACAATACCAATAATATCCGAAGTTCTATGTATCTTTAAATACTCAGTAGAATCTAAAATAAACTCTTCGTCTACCTCTGCCACATTTGTACATGGAAACCATTTTCGTTTACCTTTTTGTACTGCTACTATTCCACACCCTTCTTTTGGGTACTCTGCTTCAAAATGCTCTTTTATTTCTTGAAAAAAGTTTTGTATCATCTAAACTTACGTGTTCCTGGGAACCCTCCAAAAGGTAGGGATACTTCTGTATCAAAGGTATCAGACTTGGAATAACCATGTGTAGTATTTGAAGAACTATTGTGAAAGATTCCTTGATACCTTGCTTTACAAGAAGAAAGAAGTTTTCCACATACATCAGCTCGCATCCAATACTTAGAAGTAGCAGAAGGAGCAGTACTCGCACTAGAAATATGTGCTCTTGAGATTCTCCACACTTCATTTGAATGAAATACATAAGAACTCTTTCTTAAATCAACAGTATCTAAACTATAATTACCATTACTGGCCCATATAGTATATCGTCTGCAAATTTTCCAATAAATACTTCCTTCGTATGGAGTTTTATTTGTACTATCTACATTTGCTTGCCAAGTTAATCCTTCATGAGTAACAAAAGCTCCTGTAGTATATGCTGTGCTGCTCGACCATGCGTTTGCTGAAATCAAATCAGTTTTAATTAAAGGTTCGTCATCTATAGTAAAAAATAAGAAAGGATTATTACTGCCCTGTATTTTTTTAGACTTCCAGTAGCAGGCACTTCTAACGTCTGTATTTGAAGAGGTCCACTGCTTATATACCCAAGGGCAGTATTTTCCTGTAACCGGGCGAGAAGGCACTCGCGCTCCTGCTAAGTCAAAGGGCGAAGATAACTCTAGTTGAATCATTAATGAATTTTTGGAGGAGATTCTATCAATAACATATACTGCACTGGGAAATTCATATTCTGTGCCAGTTTGATCTACATATTTTGATAAAGTCTGCCGCCTTGTTAGTCTTTCTCCAATTAAATCTTCTATATCAAAATCTGTTATGCCCAACTCACTATTAATTGTAGTATCGGATTTTAATACGGATTCTACGTTAGGAATTGTGACACTCGGTCTTGCCATGGCACCATCTCCGCCAATATCAATACCCTCAATAATCATTGGAAAAGGCACATAATTATTTCCGCCAAATTCTATATTATTTTCTGTATTTTCTGCATGTAGATACAGAGTTGAGCTTCCGACTGTAATTTCAAATAAGCTAACAAGAGCTTCATCTGAAGCCATTACTAAGTCATTTGCTTCTTTTGCTATTACATCACTCATGCTTCATAAACTCTTCTAAATTGAGAGGATAAACTATAGACTTCATCATTAGTGTAAGAAATACTGTAACTATCGCAGACTACTTTTACTGTATCTTCTCCAATATGAAAAGTAAAAGAACTAGGCTGCTGATCATCTAAAAAATCAGCGATTGTATCTATTTCTGCTTTTGGTCTGTTTCTAAAAGAAACGTCATAAGTTTCCTCTATATTATTTATACCGTCTAAAATTCTTTGCTCGTAACCATCACCGAACTTAGCCGAAAGAACTCTCCTAGAAGTTGTTCTCCCTACTCCTTTATCAAGAACGGCATTACTAGTATTACTTGAGCCGCTTGAGTATCCGCTCGAAAGACTATTTGCTGTGACTGTTTTTATTACAATTTTAAAGTCTGCCATTATGCTGTACCATACGGATTAAGTATTCCGCCCGCTCTCTTTTGATTTTGAAGCTCTTTTTGAACCGCAGCTGCAATTAAGTTTCCAATATCAGCACCCTGCTGACCACTAGATGCTGTGTTTTGCTGAGCATTTCCATCGTTATCAATAGCAACGTTTACAGTAACATTATTTTGTTGTCCCATACCATTCATACTTACAGGAATTGATTTACCGTCAGGAAGAGGTACAATTGCTTCATTATGTCGACCCTCTCCTACAAGACCAACAGTAGGTTGAGTTGCAATTCCACCCTTGGCATACGCTGCCGAACGGAAACCTCCTTTTGCGATTCCACCGTTTGCGAAAAATAATGTTGCAAGTGTTCCAAAAATACCTCCGGCACCTCCGCCGCCCGTGCCTCCGAAAAGACTGCCAGCTAAGGAGGAAAAAATATCTTTAAATATATTACCTCCCGACATAAATACGGTTCCTAATTTTTCTACAAATCCTCCCTCTGCATTTTTATCAAAAATATCGCTTAAGGAGCCTAAAAAGTTAGTTACACTTCCTCCCACTTTTTGTTTAGTTACAGTTTCCCCCATCTTTTCGCCTTGTCCCATCGTAGATGTGGTCGAACTGCTACTTTTGCCGAAAAGTTTTTCCATTATTCCTATTGATTGAGTTCCTTCCGCTGTCTTGCCTGAAGTACTTGAATTTCCTCCAGAAATAAGATCTGTTGAAGTAGTAGTTCCTGCAGTTTTACCTGCCATACCCTCTGTATGGCCTTCTTTTATTTTTTGCTTAACTACTTCGGCTCCTTCTACATGAGCCTTTTTTATACGACCAGATGCAGAATCTCCAAAAATAGCTGTAGATATTTTTTCAGAAATATTTTTTGCCAGAGTTTGCGCTACAGCCTCTAAAGTAGTTTTTGCAATTTGTGCAACTGCCTCTCTAAAGCTTCCCTGTTTCCCAGTTATTAAATCTGTTAATCCACCAGTTACGCCACTCTCAAAAGCGCCTTTTGCAGCCATCTCCATTTCATGGAGCATTGTAAGTTGTTCTTCTAAAATTCCTTTCTTTTGTCCTAGTAAATCTAGCTCATCCCCTAATAACGTCAGAGTATTTAACTGTGCTGGAGTAGCCCCCTCAGCTTGCTTTGCAATTAGACCTCTTAAATTCTGCTGCTCGTTTAACTTATTGTTTATATTGAGCTGAAGAGAATCAATTGCTTGCTGTTGCTTTAGTCTTTCTTGTTGCAAAGGAGTTGCTTTCAGGAGAGCATCATTATACTTCATTTCTAAAGCAGTCTTTGCTCGAACTGCTTTGAATTCTGTGTCTCTCATATCTATTAAGAGCTTTCTTAACTTAATTGATCTGTCTAGTTCGTTTGCCTCTTTTTCGCTCATCTCTACAACAGTTTGTGAAGCTTTAACAGTAGCGTCAATAGAAGAAATTAAACCATCATATTTAGTTTGTTGTTGAAGGCCCCCCATAAATGAAAGTTCTATTTCTTGTTGATTTTTTAAAGCATTAGTAAATAACTTTGCAGAATTGCCTGCTTCTTGTGCACGACTTATAAACTGTAATAAGAGTTCAATTTGTTTTTCGGTTGTAAACTCATCAATATTACTACCAATTTTTCCCGCTTGGCTTGCGAGTTCAGTTCCTATACTTCCGAGAGCAGCTTCGGAGCCTTTAAATATGTCAAAGTATAAATTTGCCGTCTTCTGTGCCTCTCCTCTTAATTCATCATTAGTACTAGTAAGTCCTGCTTTTAAACTATTTATATCTACATTAGCTAAAACGTTACCTGCAAAAGCTGCCCCGGCTGCACCCTCTGCCATTGGCTTTTTTGCCATTTCTGCAAGTTCTTCATTGACTCCTGCCAGTCTGTCTTTTAATGCATCTATTTTTTTAACCTCTTCTTCTTTTATTAATTCTAGCTTTTTTTGTTCTGCTGTTTTAAAGAAATCCATAACCAGTTTAACACCTTCGGATAAAAGTTGTACAACAAGTACTAAGATCCCTACCCATCCCAGTAGTGATAAAGCTCTGTTTGCAAAGGTTACAAAGCCGGCGGTCATAACCTTCATTGTTGCTATAGCACCTGCATAGCCTGATTGCATTTTCTTCCAAATAACAGTAGTACCTGAGCTAAATACTTTCCAATCTAATAACATAAGTTTTGAAGTTTTTTTGTTATCAGCAAGCATCAACTTTAAATTTTTTGCTAAGCTAGCTCGCTGTTTATCATTTAAAGCCTTATAAGCTTTGCCTTCATTCTCAATTTGTTTAATCATTGCTTTGGCTTGTCTAGATGACGGCATTACTCCTTGCTGGAGCCTCTCTAGCCCCGAGCCTTTTCTAGCTTTTAATCCTTTAGTCGTTTGCTGAGCATTTTTCAAAGCTTGTCCTGCAACATCTTGCTGAGCTTTTACAACTCTTCGTAGTTCAATTACTTGTCTTTTATACGCAAAAGAAGCTGCATTTGCAGCGTCTGTTGAAGTTTTTGCTGCTATACTTGCTGCAGTTCCCATGTCGCTAAGACCTGGGATTATCATTTTAATAATAGGGGCTGCTAAAAGTCCTAATGCAATGGCTAAAGCTGCAATATTTTCTGTAAAGAAATCAAATACAGGCCCTACAACGTTTGCTAAGCCCTCTTTAAAAGGTTTTAAAAGATTATTTTCAAATGCTATCCCTAACTTTGCTACAGAATTTCCTAGTTTTTCTTGCCCAGTAAGAACCGAGGAATACTTTTGTTCTGCTTGGTCTAATACGTCATTTGCAACTGCTTGGCTTTTCTCAAATTGAGTGAGTAACTTAACGTCTTTTCCTATAGCATCTGCATATTTTTTACTAGCTGTTTCTAACCGTAGAATAATACCTAGTTCGTCAAGAAGTTCTGGCTCTGCTTTTGTAACACCTCGAACAAGACGATTAAAAGAGTCTGTAACATCCCTTCCTAAAATTGCAGAAGTATCTTTAGCGGCTGTTCCTAGCCTTTTTAATTGATCAGTACTAAGCCCTGCTGCAAGACCTATTGCGGAGGCCTGTGCTGCATCACTAAATCCTATTTGAGAATTTGTAGCTTCTACTATATCATTACTTAGAGTTTTTATTGCTACACCGGTACTTTTTGCATAAGCTGCTTGACCTTGTGCCAATACAGAAAAATCTGCAGCAGACTTAAAAAAGCTAAATGCTGCGGTGATTGCAAATACCTGAGCGGCAAGAGTCGCATAAGCAGGTACAAGACCTCCAGAGATGCCCTGAGCCATTTTAGAAAAGTTTTTGGTTCCATTTGCAGAAGTTTGTGCGGCACCTTTGAGATTTCGATCAGCGGTACGGGCAGATTTTCCCGTGTTATCTAATGCGGCCCCTAGCTTATTAGCTTCGACGGCTACACGTTTTGTAGTGCCTTTATCATCTATAACTACGTCAATAAAAACTTTATTGTTTGCCATTAGCCGCGCACGTTATGGGTGTACTTATTTCCACCTCCTGCAGACTTTGCTTTTCGCTCTTCTGCTTTACGTTTTTTCTCTGATTCTTCTGCTTTATATGAGACTATAATATTTTCATATAATTTCATAAAAAATAACGTTTCTTTTTTATTTTCTATTTCATACAATTCGAAAAGTTGATTACATTGCGTCCAATCTTTTCCTAAATATGTGCCTGACATTCCATCCCAGTTGTCTGACAAAAAGCTGAATATAAAAAATGCCACTTGAACCTCCTCGGGAAAATCCGAAGAATCGAGCGGCATTTTTGCTGGGTCTGGTTCTTGTCCTAATTGCTCACAGATAAGTAAGTATTTATCTACATCAATCTGCGAACTATCTCTTACAAAGCGTTCAAGTAATCTTTTTACTTCAATTACTTGTTGCTGGTAAAATTTTCGAGGTCACCTACTGTTTCCGTTACCCAAGTATCAAAATCATTTGCATTCTTCATAAGAAGCTCTGCATTTTCTTGAGTAAATGGCAATGTACCTTCAGGATCAAGTTCAGAAATATCAACCAAAAGAAGCTCTTCTAAGTATCGAAGTTTCAGCCCTTTCCATCCTTTAATTACAGCTTTACAGTACTCTACTAAGAAACTTCTCTTCATCCAGCTCTTCTTCTGGTTGGCGAGTCTTTTTATCAAACTTTAGTAGTAATACACTTCTTACGTAAGTTTTAACAGCTCTTCTCTTGCTAGAGTAGCACAGATCAACTGTCATATCCTGCATAGCCTGGAAAATCAAGTAGTTACAGTCTTACTTGGAGTCATTAGACTCGCGAAAGAGATAGGGTTTCTGAATCACTCATGCTAAAAAATCCTTATAAAATTGTTGTTCATTTAATACACATATTATATCGAAGCACAGGAAAAATGTCAAGAAGTATTTTTAACACCTGGAAATAAAAAACCCGCCGAAGCGGGTTTTGGTGAAGCTTATTATAATTATTAAGCAGAGACTCCGAATACTTCCAGATTGAATTCGTCAGCAGTATCGAAATCATTGGTATATGCACCAAAGTTAGTCTCGAGTGAAATAACATCTTCAATATTGTGACTAGGTACATCAATGTGTACTTTCGGGAAGTTGAAGTTAACTCGCGGCTGTCCTGAAGTTACGCCCCCGACTTTAAAGGTTACGTCAAAGTCGTTTACAACTTTTGTAAGACCCTTATCTGCATCTACAAGGTCTGCAAAGAAGTCGGAAGAAGCACCAGTATTACCAGTGGCGTCATCAAATACAAGATAACAAGTAAAGTTTCCACCAATAGCTCGAGCTCCAGTTACACCCTCAACTGGCTTATTAATTGTACCAAGTTCTTCAGGTACCAAGTAGGTAACATTATTTGAAATAGTAATGTTTCCGCCAGTTAGCGTAAAGTTATAGATACCAGTATCTACGACCCCAGAATCAGCAGTGTGAGTACCGGCACCCGCAAGTGCAGAGCCCGCCTGCAGTTGCTGAAACTGTAAAGGTTGTAGTGCTAGGCACGGTCTTAACAAAGAGCGTAGTATTCCAGCTACTTGCATTTGTAAGTCCTGCTACACTTGAGATTTTAATTGTATCACCAACTTTTAGACCATGAGCAGTTGTTCCAGTAGTTACAACTCCTGGGCTTGCGGTGGTAATAGCGCTAATAGAAACTCGCTTACCTTCCATAACGTCAGGGTTTTGACCACGTACTTCAAGTTGAGTCAAACGATTACGAATAAAGTTACCCGTAGACGTTACACCCGTTGTGATCGCTGTTCGGAAAGCATCGTGAGTAGGAGTTAAACCACCACCATTATCAGCATCAATAGGTACCGAGAGACGGAAGTCATTACCGCTATCAAGATACACAAGATTCTGCGCTACTGAAGGAGCAGCAGCTCCTACGCTTACTTTTCCTGCAGTCTGCAAGTCTGTTACTTCTTTTGCGAAACCTGACCAGTTTGCAGTTGCAATACCATCCAGGTCAAAGTCAATAGAACACTCATTTACAATCGCACTAGAGAGCTTATATACCATTGGGTTAGTAGTATCTGTTTCAAATACGAAGTAAAGAGTAAGCTTTGGAAGAGTAGATCTGTTAGACTCATTAAAGTTCAAAAGACCCCCAGTACCTGCAGAAGGAAGAGTTGCCCCTGCCTCATCATGTACAAGACCTCCAGTAACCGCTCTATCGCTAGAGTTACGAGTATAATCACCAGTACCTGTTGGACCTGCTGCGGTAACTCCGGATCCTGAGAACTCATCTGCGCCCGCCATTGCTGCCCAAAGAACTTGGTCAACAAGGTGCATTTTGCTTGAGCCGTGGTCGGTTGGACGCATGTAAGTGCTAAAAGACCATTCTGCAGGAGCCAAGGAGTCTGTAAAGAGACGTCGACCTCGACGGCTCACACCCGCAGTACTTTCCATTTCATTTAGACCAATTTCTGTCTGATTTGTACTCTGAGAGAAACTGAATCCGTCCAATACTGGCACTTCCCACAAACCTTGGAAAGCTCCGTTATTAGCTGTTAGCTCGACATAAAGTTTCGAGTCGCGGCTAAAATAAAGTTTATCTGCCATAGATTATCTCCTATGTCTTGAAAAGGCCTGGACGTGAACGTTTGTTCGTGCCAGCATTTTCTAGTATCGAACCTCTATAAGAATTTCTCCAACTCCTAAAGGTTCTAATACACCTTCATCAGTATCTATACTAATGATTGTGATTTGTTGAGTGTACTGCTCTAGACCCATTCTATCGTAGTACACGAATCTACTATTTTCTTCTAAAACTGTTTCGACGTCTTCAAGTAATTCATCAAGTGCATCTACTGCATCTTCTTGATTTACATAACATCGAATTGTAAGATTAAAAACGATCTTTGTACTGATCCGCCTTGATACTCTCTGTTTCTGATCCTGCATTTAAGTGCATTGCAGGAAACTCTTCAACTTCGTCCCAAAACTTTAGCCGAGGACTTACTTCTGCAACTGCAGTATGATAAATACCGCGACCATCAATACCTTCAATTTTATCTGCTAAGAGCTCTTGTAATAGCAGACCTACGGCTAGTATACTGTCTATGTGCCTGCTTTTTCTGCCACTTATACTCTCCTAGTATAAAATCTTCCTAGTGCCATTTCTGCTGCTATTTCTCTAATAGAGCTATCAATAATCTTCTAGGGTCTCTACTAGTGGTTGCCCAAGGGCTTTTACCCCTTCCTACCTCAAAAACTTGATATGGATCTTTATCATAAGTATAACCGAAACTTGGGAACCCTCTTTTAGTTTGACTTACATCAGTAAGCTTTACACTATTTGCAAATCTTCCTGTTCTATTTTCTAATCCCGGCGATCTCATGTTCTTTTCAATAGTTTCAGGAAGTTTTCGATTAATCATTGCCATTATGGAAAACATGCTGCGTCTGTTATTTTTTTCAAATGCTGGAGTTTTAACTGCTGTCTTATCTTTAAATGCAGCACCTGCAGTCACTATATTGGCTTTCTTTTTCCCTTTTCCTGAGCTTTTTTGATCTTTAATCTTTTGGTCTTTAATACTTGATCGTATATTTTTATTTCTTTTTGTAACTAATGAAAATTCATTTAGGATTATTTTTTTGGACTTAGACACTTTAGAGTCAGAACCCTCTTGGTTAGCCCAAAAATTTGTCCCAAAAGACTCTACTATAACTTTTAAGTCTTTGTTTATATTCTCTATTAAGGCTTTTTCTTTTGATCCGCCTTTCTGTCTATTAAGAAATTTACTTTCTAAAGCCACCGATATAATATCAATGTTTTTTTCCAGGATTTTTAGTTATTACAAAGTCTGTTTGGTCTGATAGCTCTCCAATTAACTTTTGTACTTCTGGATTTTTTTGAGCTGAAGACCATTCAAATAGTGTTTTATTTACTTCTCTAGCTCGCTGCTCAGAGATACTGTACCCTTCTTCATGTCCAATATCAAGAAAGCTAGAATTTATTTGTTCGATCTCTTTTGATCTTCTTCCGCCCTTATTAAGTTTTGTAATTTGGGCTCTTAATTTTCTTAAAAGAGGTCTTTGCCGTACTTGTTTTACTGCCCGAAATCTATTAAATACATTGACTGTTCCGGCTTTTTTAGCTCCTATAGTAAAAGTAAACCTTCGAGCATCTCCTTTGAGGTTTGATACCATTGTTTTCTTTGCTTCTGTATTAAAATTTTTAAAATCTTGATACATTCCTGAACACATCTTTGGAACTTCAGTTTCAATAATATCAATAATACTCTGTGGAAGGTTCCCCGGTTTATAGCCCCCTCTTTTTTCCATTTCTCTTTTTATTTGAGTCATGATTCTTTGTTGACTAACTAAAATATTATGAACTTTTTTGTCTGAAGTTATCTTCCTATAAGAATTTGAAGTTTGCTCCATCAACTCTTGTATTTTTTTAACTGTTGCCTGTAAATCTCTCTTAGCCATTAAAAGTTTTTATAAAGATCAAGTACCCGTTTTATGTGATCTGGAAATGCCACATTATTACGCTGACTTGTGCTTGCTTGATTCTGAATACTAGCGCCTGCAATTGAGCGTCGCTCTTTGTGTTCATCCTTCAAGTAGTAAGTAATCAAATCAAAAACTGCAAGTCTTAAATCTGCTGGAAGACTTGCGTATCCTGCTTTATAAGTTACACGAACTGCACCTGGGCCACGAGCCCAATTCTTATAAGTAGTGCCCCCAGTAGTACGAATAAGGCTGTCTGTCGCACTATCTAAATAATACTCATAACTTGTTGTGGTCAAAGTAATGTAAGAAGAATCATAAGTTTCTCGCTCTTCTACGGATACGATACTATTTACCGGGCTTTCTGTAAGCTGTATAAGATGCGTACCCCAGTTTACATTAATAGTATCTACTTTATTTGTACTGTAATAATCTACAAAACTGTTTGCACAATAAGTCTTTACTAATTGGCTCACCGACGGAATAATAAAATTAAGCTGCGCATCACTTTTAGGGGTGGTAACCCCTTCTGCGGCTTTATAGTCTATAAGTGTAACTAAATCTGTCATAAGCTAATTAGTAAAAACTTGGGGAGGCGAACCTCCCCAGTTTATGTTACTTGTTATTAAGCAACAAAGTCGATCTTAACTGAAGGCTCGGCACCGGTAGCACCGGCAACGATCTCTTCAAAACCGAGAGACTGTGAAGCAACCAGCACGCGACGCTGATTCATAACTTCGTAGTCTTGCTCTACTGATACACCACGGAGTCGTGGTACAACGTAGTTGCGAGTATTAACTGCGAATGCCGCAGGAATACCAGCCGCTTCTGCTGGGAACTCTTCAGATACGATTACGGGTGAACCGTATACCGCACCGATAGTACCAACAACACGTGCTGCGAGGTCTGAACCTACTTCATCCAGAGTCTGGAAGTTAGCATCGTTCAGCAGGTCAAAATAGCTATTCTGGCTTACGATATACGCGATATCAGAAGGCATCAAGCCATACTTGCCCATTTGCTCACGAGCAGCAAGAAGCTTAGCAGAAGTCAAACGCTCTGCATCAGAGATGTCAAGAGTGTCTGAGTTAGCAGCTGCGTAGCCGTCAAGACCAGTGATTGAACCTGAACCATTGATGATTGCATCTTCTACTGCGCGACCGTGTGCACGAGCAACTGACTCAACAAGCATAGGCATCAAGTTAATGAGTACTTGCTCGTCTACGTCGTTGTCCATAAACGTACTAGAAATCAGACGGTATGCATTCAGAGTTACCTGCTTTGCATTGTACTGATTATTAGTAATTTCTACACGGTTTTCCAAGTTACCGCCAGTTGCTGCGCTTGCAAATGCAGCCTTACCAGCATCAGTCTGGATCGGCAGTACAGTTGCGCCACCGTTGACAGGAATCTCACGGAACAAACGAGCTACTTTCAGCTCATGCATGATTTCCTTCTCGATGGGAAGCAACTTCCTGATCGATATCAGCAGCGTTTGCAGCATAGTTAATACCAGCCTTCTCTTGAATGTCACGTGCAAAGTCAGTTTCCCAACCTTTACGAGTCATAACACCCAGCATGTGAGCGGCCATAAAGTCTGTGCCCCACTTAGAAATGTCTGATTTTTCTGCACGGTCAGCGAATACACGCTTAGACTCACGCATTTTAGAGATTTCATCAGACTTCTCTTCGAGGTCCTTCTTGTACTGGGCAAGAGTCTCTTCCATGTTCGCATTGCGATCATTCAACTCTTTTTGTACGTCAGCCAGCAACTTCTCAGTACCAGACTCGATACCGGTGCGGATGCTGTGCTTAACTTCTTCTTCCTGCTGAGCTTTAGCTTCGGCGTGTGCCTCTGCTTTCTCAGTAGCTTCTTGAACTGCCTTTTCTTCGGCAGCCTTTGACTCAGCTTGCTTCATTGCGATCTTAGCAGCAGTTTCCTCTGCTACTTTCTTCGCAAAAGCTTCCAAGTCGACTTCGGGAGTAATTACTTCCGACATATTGATCTCCTTTTAGCGGATTTTTCCGCTTCGTCCGGTGTTTCACTAGCTACCGATGAATTTTCATCCTTAGCCAGAGACTGACCGGCTAGATCTACACGATTGGTGAAAGTTTTTTTGAATTCATTATACTCCTCAATAGAGTCAAATGACTTCGCCAGAGAAAAAGTAGCTGCTTGATTACAAGGTACGGATACAACCGATACCTCAAACAACTCAGCGTCCTTAATCTTTAATCCGTCAGTTTCCGATAGGTAATCAGCATCCTTGACTCGGAAACCAACAGAAAATGCTCCAAGAATGCCTTCTTTTACAAGCTGCGCAACATGATCGGGCGCAGATTTAGAAATTTTTGCCTTTAGTTCAAGACCGTTTTCAGTGACTTTAAGTCCTGTCGCGCGTCCAATAGGCTTGTTATAATCATGATTAAAAAGAATAATAGGATTCTTTTCAAAGTTATTCAGACCGCCTTTAGTCCACGCTAGTGCGTCAATCACATCACCAGCACGATCAAAATCACTCGTACTAGCCATGCCACAGATGTGAACTCCTCCGTCATCTTCGTCTAAAGCCTTGAAGGTAGAGGTAAGATTAAAAATCTTTTCCATTAGTCTTGGCGTGAAGCTGTTTCCACGCATCAGGATAATCATTTTCCATAATAGCAACAAGTCGTGACCAATTACCAAAGTAATTATCTACTTGTCCTATTCGAAGAGGCACATCTGACTGCTTGCTATATTCTAGTCGAGTGAAAAGTTTACCTTTTTCCATCATATACATCACAAGAGCGTCTAATGCTGCTTTTCGTCCTCTAATCCTCACTGTCTTCTCCTTCTGGGGGTCTACCACCTTCGTCTGGATTTACTGCGCTTCCTGCAATATTTGCAGGTACTCGCAACTCATCATGTCCTTCTACTAGGTCAAATCCAAGAGCCTCTCGTGCTTCATTTGGAGAAATAATCCCAGTATTTACTAACGCAGAATAATACTGCGATTGATCTCGTAATTCTGGCTGTAGTGCTGGGATATCTGTAATATCTTCTTTGCACTTAAATCCAAAGTGTCTTTCCATTGCAAAGTTAATTTTTCGCACAATGGGAAGAATTGTCTCAAGGTAGTACATTCGCATATTTGGTCGAATGTTTGCATTGTTACCTGAGTCCAAAAGCATTGGAGGTATTCCAAGTGCTTTTAAAATAATTTTTTCGTTTTCTGCAATTGCACTCTGAAAGTCTAGTTCTTTAAAATTAACATTTGATACTGAATCTATCTCAATACCTCCGTCCAAAATAAGAGGACGTCTACCACCTGCATCTGGTCTATAACGAGCTGACCAAGATTGAATCATTCTTTCTTTAATCTTTTCAGATAGAGTATTTGGTGATTTTAGTACAAGACCTGGAACAGCTCCATTCTTAAAGAAGTTATCCTGGAAGTCCCGCATACTTCTCATTAGTACCATCGTTCTGAGTGCGGGCTTTAGGCGTGAAACACCTCGATAGATAGAATAGAAAGAGTTATCCTTAATGTGAATAATTTCACTTGGCTTATAGTCTACTTTCTCATTAAAACTGAATCTTTCAATATAAGTAGTGTCACTTGCATGAATAGTTACTTTGTTTGCGGGAAGATGGTACATATGTACACCATCGAAATAAATAAAAATGTTACCATCTAATAGATAGTCTGTAATCAAGTTACGACGGAAAGTGCTAATATCTTGAAAAGGGTTGGGCTCTTTGTTTAGTAATAGTTCTACACGAGAACGCTTAATACCTTTTATGACACTAGACATACCTTGAACTTGTCCGCCGACGGCAATAGGAATCTCCGATGCATCGTCAACGATTAAATTTACGCCTCGATTAACAATTTCGAGGTCTTCATAAGCTCTCTCGTAGTTTACTACCTTTTCTCGAGAAGGCTCTGTTTTATGGTCATAATAAGGTTGAGCAGGATTTAATTTTTCCTCCATATCCTTATTTTGCCAAAAGTTATACCAAGCCATGCTTTCCTCTTTGTATCTCTACCCAACGTTTTTGTTTAGGCGCTGAGTGTAATGTTGGGTTTCGCCCGTATATTGAGTGCAATTTTAAGTGGTGAGCGTGGCACAAAGTAACAGTATAATCATACAACTCTTCAATATGTTCATTAATAAATTCATCTCTAAAATTTCGAATATCCTCCATCATATAGTTTTGCTCTTTAACCCACTTCTGAAGTAGAGGACTTAAACTATAGTAATGGTGAAAATCAAGCTCAGTGTCTGCCCCGCATATGTAGCACTCGGAGGCTTTTTCATACCTTGATTTTGCTTTATCTCGTATATACTTTACGGGATCTCGTTTTAGCTCTGCCATCTTTGAATCTATTACTTTTTAATAACGAAATTATATCGTGAGGAAACTAAATTGTCAACTACTTTTTTTCTTAGGTCTTTTTAAAAACCTGTAGACGAAGTTTCAAATGAATAAACTGCATATCGTAAAGCATCGGCCATGTGTGACGCCATATTATGTTTTGGCTTTTCTCTGGCCAAGTTAGGGTTTGAGTCCCACTGATATTGATCTAACGCTGATAAACTATGTAGACATTTCTGGTCTATAATTAAATTATCATTATCAACAATAGCAGCCACATGAGCAATGCCGTCCAGTACAGACTTTTTGGCATTTGTGGTAGTAATATCATAGTTCTGAGCAAAGTCAAATCTAGTTTGTTGAGCTGCTGAATCAATGAAGATATAATCAATATCCCACTTTTCCATAAGTCTACTAATTTCAACAGCATGCTGCTCTGTGGTTTTTTCAGCATCTAAGTATTCGTCGAGGATGTAGTATTTTTGGTCTGCCCAGTCATATGCCAAAACGCAAAAGGCAGTGGGATCTCTATACCCCACATCAAGACCTGCGAATATATCCATTTTTGAAACATCGAATTCTTCCAAGTTCTCAATACAGGTTTCGTGATTAAAGTTCCAAATTTGTCCCTCATAGGTGTTAAAGTCTGCTTCATACTCTTGTTTAAACTCTGCTTCTGACATACTTTTTCTAGCTTCTGAAACGTCACTCTCAGACATCCTAGGGTTATCTTTATAGGTTGCACGTATAGATGCCCATTCAGGAAACTCATCAGTAAATCCTCTATTAAAAAATTCAGCAAACCAGTTACTCTTTCCTCTAGGAGTAGAAATAAACAGAGCTTTAGAATTATCTTTGTCTAGGGTGGGGCGCAGTGCAACATTAAAAGCCTCTTTACCATCTGCAAGTGCTGCCTCATCAAATATAATAAGATCATAGCTACGCCCTACACAAGAGTCTACTTGATTAATTGAACCCATTCTTATTGTAGAACCGTTTGTTAGTTCAATTACTTTATCTTTAGCATTATCTTTTGCTACTTCAAGATCAAAGTGCTTAATTAATTGTCTTTGTAAGTCGAAAGAAATCTGAGACAAGGCATAGTTCGGAGACATAATTAAAATGTGAGAACCTGGGACTAGCGATACTAGCTGCCCAATAATATTTGCGATATAAGTTTTGCCCTGTCTTCTTGAAATTGCTGCAGTTACAAAACGGTACTTATTATTGTTTATCGCATTTATGATCGCCATTTGAGACGGAAGAGGTGTAACGCCGAGTAAATCCAAGTATGGATCTACTGGAAGCTTGAGAAACCTCGTCTCAGATTGAAATTCAACAAGTCGCTCGGAGACTAAGTCTCTCCTACTTATTTCTATTGTCATGTTATTATTATGCCTTTAATCGTTTTTTCTATGTCCATTCCAAGCTGCAAATCCTGCGACTCGAAGAGCCCAGTATGCTAAGTAGTTTAACAGCTTAAAACCATTTACTTCAATACAAATATCACGGAAAAGTTTATCCATCCACTTTTGGTCTTTCTTGCCGATATCTGTTCCATCTTTTTTCATAAGGGTAGCATATTTATAGCCATAGTCGTGAACAAGACCGCCCATAAGTAATACACCGGTAGGAGACAACCACATAGCAAGAAATTTAGGGACAGACGCACCATCAAACTGGAATCCTTTGGGAATAACATACTCTTCCACTCCTAGTGTAAAATGAAAATCATCACAGATTTCCCATTGACGAACACCTAACATCCACATCCATATTGCTTTCCAAAATCCTTTATCTTTTGTCTGAATTGCCAGAGGCTTCATATGAGGCATTTCATCATAATAAAAACCTACTCTATCTTCTCCTTGTCCGTCAAAAATACTGGCTACGAAGCCTATAAGAATAAGACTAATTACAATAGTCCACTGCCAAAAGTTTACTGCAAGATCAAGTAAAAAGTCCACTTATTTTCCTTTTTGGTACGCTTGTGCTCCAAAGAACGCTGCTACCAAGCCTGCAACCGCTACAAAGTAAGTCGGTGCCATATCTCCTAAAATATTTGATGCTTTTTCTAAACCAGCAAGATCAGTAAGAACAACCATGGCGGGATACAACAACATACCAGCAAGAGAGAACCATGCCATATTTCGTTGTGCATCTCGCATTGCGTCCGCATCTTCTAGCTCCTTTCGCTTAAACTCCATGTACATTGCTTTTTCTTCGTCGTCTACTTTACCATCGCCATTAGTATCTGCTGGATGAAATTCACTCATTACCACTTCACCTTATCGGCCCAATAAGCTGCGCTCATTTTGCCCTTTGCAATGTTTTTACGGTGCCGTGCTTTGAAAGATGCACGCTTACGCTTCATTGCCTCTGATTCTCCTGCTTTAGGCTTGCCAGCAGTTTTTGCTCCTTGCTGCCCAAAACGAATAGTCTTAACTTTGGTGCCAACTTTTGCCACTACAATATGTGACTTTTTTGAGTGCCCGGGAGTACGCTTTGGCTTATTAAACCCCGATACCCCAGCACGTTTTAATCTTGAATCGCGCTTTTTACCTTTTCTTTTTACCGCCACGCTTCATTCTCCTCTTCGACTTTGTAAAAGTTTTAACCATAGTCGGCTTACCCCCTGGGTTACCTGCAGCTCTTTTGCGTCGTATTGCAGATCGTCTTTCTGCAGGTGTCATACTAGCAGCTTTTGAGGCTGGAACACACTTTGGATATTTACCTTTTTTAGACGTCTTACGCCCACAAGGCATATACCCCCCGCCCTTTTTGGGGCGGGAGATATCTACCCAGCTTTCTTTAAACCACTTGGTTAAACCACCCTTCGGCTTTGCCATTAGATTTTGTCCATAATGGGCTTACCAAATTTAACCCAACCCCAGTGAGCTGCCATACCTACTGCAATTCCAAGAATAAAGTCCATTACTTTTTTCCTCGCTTTTTCTTCAAAATTGCTTTTTGAAGAGCCATTGGCAGTTTCTTCTGCTTTGCGGTTAAACCCATGGACTTTTTCTTCTTTCCACCCTTTTTTGCTGCTTTAGAAGGACGCCCTCTTTTTTTACCGTAAGTTCCTTTACCTGCTGGCATTATTTACTCCCCATGCGGTACTTACCGCCTTTGGCTTTGTAAGTTTTTACAAGCCATCCATTTGCGTAAGCTGAAGGATATACTGCAAACTTACGCTTCGCTTGAGCTTTTACTCTTGCGTAAAGCTTTTTGTTTGTGGGAACTGGCTTCTTTTTTGCTGCTTTTCTACGCCGCCTTGCTGCCATTTACAGTCTCTTAAGCTGCCCAAGGCTGCCCTGACCCCGTTGTTGGAGTGATTTTTTCTGTAAGTTGAGCATCAAGACTTGCTTCAAGACGAGTGACTTCATCACTGCCAAGTGCCGCTTTTGCCCAAGCAATTGCATCTGCTTGAGTAACCTTTGCCCATTCGATGAAAGTATCTCCAGGATCTGCTAGTCCAACAGTTCCGTATACTTCAACTACATCGTCTCCTTGAGTTTTTGTAACTCTCCAATGAACCGTTCCGACAACGTTTGTTTTGCCTCCGGAAGAGACGGCGTAATCAAGAGCTGCTACTGTCCATACGTGTGACATACTTTATTCTCCTGGTTTATTTGCTTCTAAATGTGCCTTATAAGCATTAACAACTGTTTCAGTGTGTACTGCTGCGCAAATCCCTTTTACTTCTGCACTTTCACTTGAAGTGTCCGCACCTGGGTCAATTACGCGCCTATGAAAAGACCGTGAAATTTCTTTATCGTCCTTTAAAATAACTGTTGCAGTTCGTACTTGTACGTGCTTGAACTGTCCTACAACTTCGATTTTATCTTCTTCTGTTTTTTCTGTTAAAGACATTGTCTTTCTCCTTTTGTCCGCCCCAATCTCCGAGTGGGGTAATTTTAGTGTGCAGCTGTGTACCAAATTGTACCGGCTATTCTTCCAGTTGCATTTGATGGTAATGTCGTATGCCCATGGTTATGGGCACCACTCCACTTATACATTGTCATATATGAGTTGCCATTGCTTATCCAACCAGTAGTAAGTCCATTACCGCTTAGACTAGAATCAAAAACCCAGGGTGTCCATGAACCCATTTGATATCTTTGTGTTCCAGTAGAATCGGTTCCTAATGACGATGCTGAAGCAGCTGCAAAGGGTAAAGTTATAAATGTAGCTCCAGATTGATTAGAATTTGCGCTCAAAGTCATATCAACCCATACCATCACTATCCTGCCTATTTTTGTATATACACCTTGCCTAGAAGTATATGTCTGAGTACCATTTCCATAAGTTGGGCTATATGTACCTTCTTCGTAATCATCAAGAGCATTTGCGGCGGCTGTGTCGCCGTTGAAGGTTAGGCCGTTAGCCGTTACGCGCATACGTTCTGTGTCATCAACATCAAGCCTAATATAACTACCAGCACCGCTATTACCTTTGTCAGCAGAAATAGCAAGAGCAGTGCCATCGCCTGCTGGGAAAATGCGGTGGTAAACACCGTTATAAGTACCTGCGTCAGTAATAAGCCTTATAGCGGGCTGGGGGCCAGAGCCTGACAGTGTTACTAGGTCTGCTGGATTAGTAGTGCCCACACCCACATATTCACTAGAATTAATCGTGATTGCAGTCGCATCAGCATTGTCATCAATACCAGTCGAACTAAAGTTTGTTAAAGGATAGCTAAGATCCGCAGCAACAACAGTGTTTGCCGGAATTGCTAAACTATTAAGTTTTGTGATCGCCATTACTTATTTCCTTAATACCTTTTTATAAAGGCGTGGGCCAGTCACTAATAGGAGCCTTTTTAGGATTCTTTTCATCGCCGGTATCATAAAGAGCCATAAACTCAGTAAGATTTGAGCAAGCCTTAATTGAAGTCTCAATTTTATTTGAAGCAGTACGAACTGCTGCACGATAAGTTGAAACATCTGAAGGAACATTATAATCTGAGACTTCTGCCGCTTTTACTACCATCCAATCAGTTTCAGAAAGCAAATCATTTGCTTGCGCTTTCGCAGTATTAATTGCTTCTGATTTGAGTCCAAGAGTAACGACTTGCTTTCCATCAGGGCCCATCAAAGCCTTTCCATCTTCATCCACTTCATTTTTATCGTCGAGAGCTTTCTCAACCCCTGCTGACCAATAAAAATGTGAATCGAAGGGAGCAGGATCATCTTCCCACTTCAACCCCGCATCTGTTTTTTCTTTATCTGACCAACTCATCCAGTTTGTAGGATGTGTTACGCCATTTGAATCTACCCAAGATCTTCCTGGGCGAATTACATTTTTTTCATATAAATACATTAAATTTCTCCTTACCTTGCGTTGGCGTATTTTTGGGGCATCTCTGCGAATGCTATGTAAATGTAAGTGCCAGCAGATGCGTTTTGGTCTAGCCATCCTGATCCACCTTTACGTAGCTTGAATCCATTTGAAAGCATATCCCAGCGGATATAATTTGCGTTTTCAGCGTAGTTTTCGTTAGCATATATAGTTGCGGCGGCAACATTGTGAGGATCACGTTTGTTGTCTAACAAGACCCAGTTATTCCCTGCGTCCGTTCTTTTAACCATCACAAACGCTGGCCTAAACCCTGTGTAAATAAACAAGCCGTCATCAACTCCGTTGCCTGTGTAGCTACCGAACTTGCTGAATCCTTCAACGCTGTGGAAGCAGTAGGCCACCTGATTCGTACCGCCTGTAAAGGGGACATTGCTAAAAACTGAACTTGTTGGTGCTGTATAGCCGCTATCTGCTTTTGCATTTGTGTTGTTAAGCTGAAAGTAATCCAGCGACCCATCTATTACAGTTGTGCCCGTCCACCAATAGCCACCGCTTGATAAGTTCCGACTCTTTTGAATTACAAGTTGGGGCGTTGAAGATAAGCCGTGTCCAACAGTGCCAGCACTTGATCCGTTGTATGCAACAATACTAAACCCAGCATCAGTATTAGCAGACACGGTGGACGTAATAGTGCCGTCACTGTTGCTTACGCCTGAACCGCCAGCTTTTAGCGCCCATGCCACATAAGTCTCGTTGTTTGTATTTAAACTATAAGAACTTGAACTAGAGTAGGGGGCATCAATAGTGTTGTTGCTGTTCATGTTGAAGTCACCAAAACTATATTCTGCAATGGTGACGTTAGTGTTTAATCCAACGTCACCGCGCAACCTGTCAAATATTGTATGATTTGTTGAACTGCTACTGCGGTTTTTCATCCAAACAAAATCTACATCTAACCCTACATTAACGCTTTGGGTGTCCCCATTAGAACTGCCATTACCCGTGTACAACGCAGTATTAAAATGATCTTGTGGGCTGTTGTTTACAGCAGGGTTAAACGCCGCTACTGGAGCAGGCAGGTTAGCCGTACATAAGGCTAGGTAGCCTGCTGGTGGTGCGTAGTAGAAGTCACCAAGTCCGTTGGCGTCTGTGTTGCCTTGTGCTGTTTTGTTCCCAGCAAAATCAGAGGCTTGACCAAAATTAACTACGCCTGTTACACCGTAATCTCCAACAAGAAACCACAAAGTACCGTCACTTGGAAGGGCAATTGTTGCTCCATTACCTGTTTGAAGTGTTCCGTTTTTAGTAAATGTTAATTGGTTATTATCCCTATCAACGAGAGCCTGAATAACTGTTCCAGATGGAACTGTAATTGACCCTTGCCTTCCACCGTTTTCAACAAAAGTTTGTCCATAACCGGCTGCATCGTTTATTCCATAAAAACCCCTACCGGAAGTAACCAAATGGGTATGTAAATAAGGAAAAGCCGCTGTGCTTATAACCCCAATCGTGTTGTAATTTGAATTTGTTGGCGTTGTGCTAAACCAGCATTCAATAATATATTTGCCCGTTGAAGGTATAGCGATGGTTGCCTGCCCATATTTATATGCATTACTTATAGTCCATTTAAGGTCTCCTTCAGACATTGTTGCTTTATTCGTCTCAATAGAATTCAACGTAGCAAAGTTATTCGTCGGGCTATCAAGCATCCAAGACACTGCCGCTACGCCTACGCTTGTCCAGTTGTTTCCTTGACCTGAAGCGTCGATAGGATTAGTCGCTCTGGTAGCGAAATCTAAGTAGTAATCGTGACTGCCATAACTGCCTGCGTACTTCTTAGGAATCCATGTGTCTGCCTTGGTTTCGCCAAAGCTGGTGGGCGCTAATTGGGATCCGCTAATGTAATTAACTTCAGTTATGTAAAAGTTAGAATAGACGTTTTGGTTGTAGGCGTTTCTACCGATATCCTGCACTTCGGTAGTTCCAATGCGACTACCCAATCCTTGGGCTGGATACTGAGCAGAAGCAAAGGAAGTTTCTTGCTCGCCATTGACGTATATTTTAATTCTGTTGGATGCCGTTCCTTGAGTGGAGTCATATGCCACAACAATGTGATACCAAGCGGCTGGATCGCGGAACTGCTTGGAGGTGATTACTTGAATTTCTGTACTACCGTTCCACTGGTACACGTTTAGTCTTTGGTTTGTGCTATCAAAATAAATAAGAAATTCTCTAGTACTCGCAACGCCTGCACTCAGTAAGTACCCTCCGGTGGTTACGCCCCAATTTTTTACCCAAGCACTCCATGTAAATGTATCCGCATTACTGCTAGACGAGGGTGTTCTTGTGTAAAGCGTGCCGTTATTTAGGCGCGCACAGTTACCTATCTCATGCGGATAAAAGTACGGTGAGTACATCCATTGCTGTGAACCGAAGGGACCTGACATAGTTTATCCTTAACTAAACGCGAGCTGAGGGGCGCCTAACAAAATACGTCCCGATGCAGCAACAATATAAGGCACAATATCCGTGGTCGATGCGGCAGAAGACAAGGTAAGTCCTGCCCCACCCGTAGTCTCATAGTCAGTGCCGAGAGACACCGTTCGACTTCCTGTGCCATCCTGAATAAACACGATAAACCCAGACTGGCCTACAGCTTCAGTTGTAGGATTTGCTAACGTAACATTACCTGTCAATGTAAGTACAAAGTTTTGATAGGTAGCAAAATCAAGAGTAGTTGAGCCCGAAGCATTCGCAGTTTGAGTAGCTGCAGTTGCACTTTTACTGATAGAAACAGTACCCGCATCGGCAATAACAAAAGCTGCATTTGCAGTTTTGCTTTGAAGATTTTGTACATTAAGAGTAGACATTTTTATTCCTTAAATAATTTTCCATTGCGCCCCGTTTGCTACTGTTACTGCTGAGCCATTAGCGATAGAAATTGGTCCTGTGGACATAGCATTATCAGTTCCAGCAATAGTTGTATTTGTAGAAACTGTTTGTGCATGAGTTAAAATGGGGGCACTAAGAGAAACTAGCTTGCTACTTGCAATTGTAATTGCTGTAGCCGTAGCATTGTCATCAATACCGGTTGAAGAAAAATTGGTTAGTGGGTAACTTAGTTGAGTCTCCCCTACAGTATTATCAGCAGGAGTACCAATACTCAATACATCTCCGAGTACTAAAATATAATCAATAGAATCATTCGAAGTTAGTGCACTTGCAAAAACAATTGTGGATCCAGATACTGAATATGCAGTATCGGGCGCCTGGGTAACACCGTTTAGAGAAACAATAAGATTTCGTGCACTTGCAGGAAAATACGCAGTGCTATTGCGTGTAAGGTTAAAAGTCGCCGTCGCAGAAGTCGTAATACTATCAAGAAGTATAAAATTTCCTGCTTTTGGCTGTTTACCTATAAATGCCATTATTTAGTCTCCAATCAAATCGCCGCAATAATAAAGGCTAGTAACTCTGAATAACGTATACCCATACGGCTTTTTTGTTCGCCAGTTTCCTCATCTTTCCAAGAGTCGTAGGTAAACATTCCATACCGCCCTGCGTCTAAACTTTCGGCTTCAAACGCGGCTTTTAAATCTTGGGCGACAATTCCAAAATGGATGCGAGCTACTTCGTCACTATCTGAGTTATTATCTTTTGCCGCCACAGCATCTTTCCATCGATATTTACGCAAAAGTCCTTTTGCTGCCACAGCTACACGCTTTTCTGCATCCGTTGGTGCTTCGATATCCTGCTTTTCATTGCGATCTGAAGTGTTTATACTCCCCGTACCCGCATAGACAGTGTGGAATCGAGCACTAGTTTGACCTAAGTATACTGCGTTATCTCTTGGTACTCCTAGCTCTTTGCAGGGAAAAACTGCGTTTGCGCTATCAACAAACCGCAACCCAGCATCCCCTTGCTGTATATAAATACTGTCGCTGTCCTTATCGCCAATAGCCCCTACAGTACTGTTATTTCTAAGAAAAATAATATGATCGCCGCTATTGGTAAGCCTATTACTCACAATTGTTCTTGCTCCGCTCTTGCAGAAAGACGCGTCCCCTCCCTCATTAATCCGAACACCTGTACTACTATTGTTCTCTGCGGTTTTTCCAACTAGCACTGTACCGTTTGAGGTAAGACGCATACGCTCTTGCAAGCCATCACTGTCGAAAGTATGAAACTCTATAGCGCCCCCACTAGCGTCTGTATTAAGTCTTGCTCTTACTGTATCTTTACCTTCATAACAAAAATCTAGAGAGGCTTCATAACCGCTCCCTCCGCCGTTGACAATTTTTACTCGAGAAGAGTGACTACTATTATCTTCTCGTCCAACTAATAAATGGCCGAAATGATTTAGTTGCATATGGTTGTAAAATGTAGTATCATCTCTTGTATAAAACTTTAAACAAGCTTCTCGTGCACTAACATCTGTCCAATTACTTCGAATTGCGGAACCGTAAGCTGAAGTGCTTCCTGAGTAGTATCCACCAAAATTAATTGAAGCATGGTCATCGCCGTCGGCGGGGCTGGCACTGAAATGCAGTAAATCAACTTGAGCGCCCCCGGCTCCTGAGTTTGTTGATGTAACTCTTATCGCGTCTCCACTTCCATTGATATGTAAAAGAGCTGCGGGAGAAGCGGTACCAATACCTACTTTCTCTGAACTATCAATTGTAATAGCAGTCGCATCAGCATTGTCATCAATACCAGTTGAAGAAAAGGTTGTAAGCGGGTAAGTAAGATCCGCGGCAACGATAGTGCCTGCGGGTACACCTAATGAGTTGATGGTTGTACGAGCCATTAGATACTTTCTGCCAGCATGAATCCCATAGTTACAACGAGACCCCCTAGAAAAATGATTGCTGCACCTGCTGCATGAAGGATTTTTCCTTCTATTCGAGCAAGAGTTTCATCAATTTCTTCTAAACGATTGAATGTGGTTTTCCAACGCTCTTCGCACTGAGCATCGTGAGTTGCCATGAACAATTCAAGATCATGAACTTTATCTTCAAGATTCTCCATTTAACAATTTGTCCATCAACTTTCCATAGTTGCCTTGGCCAAAGGGAAGACTACCATCATTTATTTGCACATTATTTTGAGTACGAATACTGGTAGTTGCTTTTTCTGCGTCCGTCTGGGCCTTGATCTCATCCATTCTCATCTTGTGAGCCATCTGTAACAAGTCTGCCAAATCTTTGTTGGAGTACATACCTGTCTCCTGAGCCTCTTCAAGTTTGGATTGTATCATCTCGTCTAAGGCTGTGGCAATATTATTTTTATTGCGAAATCCCATATCAAGATATACTGTGTCAATATACTTTTTAACTTCACGTTTATTTAAAGCTTCTACAACTCTGTTTTCAGAAACCTGGAGATGTTGGCAGACACCGCGAATATTCCCGAACTGCAAATATGAATTTGCAATTTCAAGTCCTTCTGGAGAAATTGTAGTTACTTCTTTACTCATAATGTGTATTCTACCGTAAGAAGGTTAAAATGTCAAGAATTAATTTTGGAGTGGTATTACTTAGGAGGCGTTGGCCAGGTCATAAATATCCGTCGTGCTTCCGCTATATACAGTATCATTGTGAGTTAGTTCTTTATCATCATAGATTTTCTGAATATTTACAGAACTATCTGCTCTTTTTGTAGAGAAAGTAGTAGTTCCCGAAGCACTTTTTATTTCTAAGCCGTAATCCCCACTTCCGCTAATATTTGTAATAGTGGAAGTTTTTTTCGCTACAAAATAACTGATACTTTGTTCGGGCGTAAAAGTTTTTTGAGTGCTATTCGGGTAGGTAACAATTCCAAATAAGTTTGTGGAGGCTCTTGCAAAAATAAGATCAGACTGTGCAACAGTTATAGGACTTGAAGTTGTTATAGGGTCTCCATCTCTTGGACTTAAAACTTCTGCATCTCCAAAATTTTCAGAATCAAATATAAGTTGTCCGTTTGCCCCGTAAAATTCTAAACCATATCCCATCTTTAATACCTCACAAGTTCTATATCAGCTACTCCTGCAGTAGTTGAGCTATTATCTGATCCACTTTTTTCTACTTTTATTCCTGCTCGTAGCATTGCAACTTGAGTCATTGGATTAGTTGTTAAAACTGTAGTAGAAAGAGCTACTGTATTTCCGCCGTTTGTTAAACTTAGTTCAATACTTGTACCATTTGTGTTTTTATTTTTAACATAGTAAAGGGTACTTGCATATAATCCACCTACGTCCGAGGCAATATATACAGGCATACCGTTGGTAAGTACTGAGGTTGACCCTGTTAGTGTTACTTTATTTGTTCCTGCTGTTGTTGCTGTTATAGTTAAAGAAGTAGCTCCATATCTAGTTATGCTAGGGCTAGCATATAAAGCTCCTGACCAAGTTACTAAAAACCCTGTTTCAGTTTTATCACTGCAATCAAAAGTCATAAACATATCTTTAGATGATTGTGAGTTTGTATTTATACTATCTTCGCTTAAGAAATTTGTTAATCTTGAAGTATCATCAATAATTGTTGTCGATCCATTAATATTCTGAATTTTTAGACCGTAAGTACCTGCAGATCCTCCCCCTGTACCACTGCCCGAACCTCCTCCCCCTCCAGGGTTAGAAGTATCTACAACAGTTGTAGAGGATGAGGCACCTCCTGTTGAGCTTCCTGCGCTATCTGTAGACCCAAGTGTTAGAGTTGCGGTTTTATTGCCATCTGCAACACCATCAGCTAGTATACTAAAACTTACGGTTGCTGAGTTATTCTGAATAGTAGCAGGAGAACTGGCACTGGTACTATAATCTGCAGTGCCTAGTCCTGTTAATGCCCAAGGAACGGTTGTACCATTAGATATATTTGAAGTTGTTATACTAAAAGTTAGAGTGGTTCCTTCATTTACTGAAGAGGGGGAAGATACGCTATAGCTTGCCGCAGCAGATCTAGATACTGTAAAAGAGTTACCAGTATTTATATAAGGAGCACTGTGACCTGTCGCTCTTGCTTGGGAGTAATAGGTAAAAGTATTTCCTGCCGAAGGGAGTTCTGTAGTACCGGTTCCGGCACTTCCATCAGCGGCTTCATCGTAGGATATAGTAAAATCAGTAGTGTTTGATTGCCCTCCAGTATAACTACTTACCCATCTACCATAACTTCCTATATTATTTGAGTATAGGCGGTATTGAGTGCCAGAAGTATCTCCCGTAACATTTACAGTAACATCACTTGTACTCGCAGCTGAAATACTAGTAGCACTTGGAGACAGTGAAATAGTCGTATCTGGTCTTCCCACAGTAACTTGAGTACTTCCAGATGTAAGTCTTGTACTATTTGTTCCGGATCCGTTTGATGCATAAGCATAGTAAGTTTTAAAAGATCCTACGCTTGGCAGATTACTTGAACCAGGGCTAATTGTTCCCAGAGCCTGCGAAGTCACAAAAGTTCTAGTGCCTGTGGTGCTGGCAAATGTTCTTGCTATATAACGAGAGTCGTTCCCAGTCCTTAGAAGGTCTATATTTGATCCATTCGCAAAATTACTAACATTTAAAAGATAATAAATAGTATTTGTTGCCCCCGACGTCATTGTAACGCCAGAAACACTTGTTGCGGAGTCAGTAATACTAAACGCAGTAGTAGGAATCGAAATATTTGTATCTAAAGCCGCAGCAGCAGTAACATTAAACGATACAGTATCAATTAAAGTATTAGCGCCCGCGGAAGTTCCAGTCGGACTATAATGATATAGTTTTAAATAATAAGTTCCCGGTGGCGTTGCTGCTGTTCCCGTTGCTATTCCCTGATTTGCATTTCTCGGTGATATTGTAATAGAGTCACCTGAAGAAGGGCCTGCAAAATATCCAGAGTTTGTAGGAAATACACTAACAGCACTATGGGAACTAGAACTAGATGTTATTCTCCAATGAAATCTTTCTTGCTTGGTACCATTTGAAGATAGTTGAGGGTCTCCCGAGTCAGTTGCAGTTCCTTTAATAAAAGGCTCAAAACTGCTGGGAATAGTTAATATAGCACTCCCTGTGAAACCTTGTTCAATATTTGCTTGAACTCCCGACCAACCCATAGTACTGGGAATTGTTAGTATTCTTATAGATTTCTGTGCAACAACACCTGCTGTAAACCAATACCATCGAGTGTGATGGTTAGTATTACTAAAACTGCTACTAGACCACGTTTTATCTAAGCCTGTTTGAGAAGTAGTAGGATTTGGGTTATTAACAGTACTGGAGCCATTTGGTGATGGAATATAATTAATTGAGGTTGCACTGGAAGAGCCACCATTATAAATAGTACGGGCATTTAAAGTATCCCCTGCAACTAAGACCACAGTATACTGAGACCAAGACGAGTGAGTGCTTGGGGTATACCCTACAGAATTAAGATACTCTGTAACAGACCATGTGGTCACTAAATTCCTCCTTCAGTCCAAGGAATTCCACTGCCGTGTGTAGGCGTTATAAGAAGAGCTAGTTCTGCGTCAATCTCTGCTTCTATTTTGGCAGCTTCATCTACTCCTAGAGCATTCTTTGCCCAATTTACTGCAGTTCTCCGCCCAGACACACAAAAGCACCACGATAAGTAGTGCCCAAGAGTATTCTTTTTCAAAAAAGTTTTTAACCCCATTTATCAGCCATTGCATTAGCAATTCCCATGTATGTAAGCGAACGCTCTTTAGCTCGATTGGGGGTATTAGGAGTATTATCTCGCCCACAATCATACTGGTTACCCCATCTCTGATACTTGCGTCCAGAAGGAGATTCTATAACCCGTGGCGGAATACTGTCGGTAGGTTCAAGTTTAGCCAAGCCCCTCATCCATAGCCCTGTCTTTTTGCTAGCATTATCTCCAAACATATAGGGATGGACATATTGGGGCTTGGGCATAAACTTGAGTCGAGTATTGATACAACCGACTGGATTCTCAATAGCCACTTTTGGTATTGGTGCCTTCCAAAGGGTCGTAATAAACTCTAGCGCATCTTCCGTTAATAATGCTCGCTCTGGTCTTTTCTTATTCCAGTGCAAGCCAGAAGATGCTAAATAAGTACAGGGAGGATGAGCAATCATCAAATCCCAGTTATCTTCTAATATGTCGAGGACATTGCCTTCGTAATGAGGCCCTTCACTTTCTGTCGGTAATATATCACACGACATAGCGAAATGCCCACGAGCAGTAAATGCGTCTCGTACTCTTCCCGAATATTCACAAGCTACTAGTACTCTCATCTGTTATTCCCAAATTTCAAGAGTATATTATAGCCTCATACTACCTTGAATGTCAAGAACTATTTTTTAGTTGTTGAGAGGATTATCTAAAATAGTCTGTATTTTTTCTTCTAAGTCTTTTCTTAAGGTGCGAAGATCTCCGTCTAAAGTTCGAACTCTTTCATTTAATTTCTGCTCCATTGCGTATACATCGTCACGAACTTCTCGTTGGGTTTCCGCAGTCTTATCATCTACTCGACGAGCAATAGTCTCTACTTTGTCCATGTCTTCTGATAAGGTATCTTCTACTTCTTCTACTTTTACATCTAGGCTATCTAGTAGAGTTCTTAAGGATTGCATCTCTTCGCTTTGTACAGCCAGTTGCTGTTCAATACCAGACATGTCTGGAGCAACGTAGCTCTCTATAGTCTCTTTCATATTTCGATAGTCATTGTAAAACTCAAATGCACCCCAAGCTCCTCCAGCCAGGGTTGATAAAGCAGTAAGAACTAAAAACATCTTACCGCCTTTGAATGTCATTCCAGCGAATTCAAACTCCGCCATTACTCTCTCCGTTACCGTATCTCTCTTTCCAGTTATTAAGGTCGTGCATATAGCAATCATGCTCTTGAGACCTTGCCCAACTGAGTTCTTGAATTATACGATTATACCATTGTTTATCGTAATCATCTTTCGCTTTGTCCATATCAGAAAGAAGTTGTGAAATACGAATATCAATATAACCAACAATGTCTGTTTTCTTACCTCGTCTCATTTTAATTACTCCTTACCTATTATTTTAGTTTTCGAATTTTAATGCTCGAAGTTGTTGAATCTCTTGTTCAAGTTTTAGTACTTCAAGTCTCTTTTTCTTTAGCTCAAGCTGGTACAAAGTATTACAGTTTAGTCTTTCTTTTGGTGCTCCAAGAGGTATAGTAATTTTACCGTAAACACCAATGTCTCGCATAAAATTATTGTAGTTATAGTTACCGTAAGGATCGCCTGCTGCAAGACTATAAGTTGGGTCTCCCTCGTTTAATATTCCTACTACTCCAAACTCTACGTTTGTTGATGAACCGATAGCTGCGGAACATTCTAAGTCACCCGCTCGTATTCTATCTGATTGAAATGACTGAGGAGTAGAAGGTAGAGATAAGTTTAGAGACCCAGAGTCTGCCATAGCTTCTTGGGCAAATCCAATTGCTACTATCGAAAGTATTACTGCTATCTTATCTTTGAACATACTCTTGAAGAAATTAAACTCCCCTGTGCTTGTCCTTGTAAGAACTTTGAACGAGAACATATATACCCCACGTTATCAAGAGACTCATTTCGAATAAAAATAGTTACCTTTACTCTTTGTAGATAAAGTACTTTGTATATTTTATTATCAGAAGCAAAAGGAATAGGTTTAAACTTTTTGTCTGTTACTTCTATTTCAAAATAGTCTACGTCTTGTCTTTTGTTGAATAGTAGCATTTCCGTATGTACAATTCCTTCCATGTAGGAAGACTGAAACTCAGGATAAGTAGGCGTCCAAGAGTGGGCACTTGCGTACCCACTACAAAGAACTAACCATAATGCTATTACTTGGCGATACAATTAGCTTCTACCAATGCGGTATAAGTTCCGCCTGGAAAAGGACGGTCGCCACCATACTCTGCTTCTGATTCCATCTCAAACCAAACACTACCGGCAATAGTGAGATCGAACTCAGTTGTATCATTGTACGTTACTTTGTCTGTGTCATAATCTGACATTTGAGTATCAGTAACTTCATGCACCGCTGAAGAACCTGACCAAGCAACTACATCGTTGAGGGCAGGGCTAGCTGAGAATGAAGTAGGAGTAGTAATTACTGCTTTATAATAGTCTGCGAGAACCACATCATATCGAACAGTAGGAAGAACACCTCCGTCTACCACGGCTGTACTAAGCGTATCGGCGGTAGGGTTTCCATATACTCCAGAAGTTACTGGTACAACAATACAGTTTCCGTCTACAGTACCGTTAATTGGAACATTTTCCGCACATACGCTTGCTGCAAAAAGTGCAACTGCTGTTACCATAAGTTTCTGAAACATTTAAGTCTCCTATCGCTTGAATTGGGATTGTACCAATTCGTTGTGTAATTTGTCTTGAGCATAGCTCATTCTTCGGCCTCGACTCGATAGTAAGGAACGAGCAACCGCTCCGTTATCTTTTAAGGTTACAGTCTCTTCATACTTAGATGTAGGCAGGGGTGCTGTATACGAAACTGGTAAAATATTCATCGCATCCAAAGCCGCCGACGTTGCATTGTCTGTAGCTGCAAGTGCAGATTCCATTGCAATGCCTAACATCTGTTCTAGAGTTTCTTGTTCTGGACCCTCTTCACTTCCTTCCTTGGTGCGTTCTCGGTCTTCTTGTTCTTCATCTTCGTCTGCCATCATAGCTTTACGATCAATTTCATCTTGTACATAGTCATCGTCCAAAGGGTCAGCAACTTCTGGCACTTCGGGTATCTCTGGTATAAATCCTTCACAATTCGGTGATACTTGTGGATTGAAGCAGGGATCGAAGCGGTAGCTGTAAAGTACAGTTGCATCCTCTACACTTCCATCCCCTTCGACTAGGATTGATCCGTCTCCGAACCTACTTCCTAGTATATTCTGTAACGGCACGTTCTTTACAATCGTATTCGGAGGCAATCCACTCCAGTCATCCGCAGCTCGAAAGATATATCCATCTCCGGCAGTATCTTCGTTCTGTACATAGACAACCATATCAGAAGCAGGGTCTTTCACTGCTCTGTATCGGTAAAGTACGTTGGTAACTTCTAATCCCATCTGCTGCGGTAACACATTCGTCATTACCCAGTTGTAGCCGTTCGAAGCCGCGTTTAACGACTGTCCAAAAACTATATCAGAGGAGTAAGAGAAGTGCGAGTAGCCCAGCAATACCGCCGCTAGCAGCCGCTGTTTGTTTATCTGTATCATTTGCAAACTTTTCTCCTTCTGACTTCTCGGCAGGTTTTTCGCCATTATCTAGGGCCCAGCCAGCTTTTGCTTCTTCTCCTATCATTCCGTTATAAGGACATGGCGTACCTGCATGCATCATAGCATCAAATACACGAGTATCTTGGCACATCACTGAGACGGCTGCAACTTTCATGCCCATGTCGTAAAGAGTTTTTGCATTCTTTAGGCGCTCACAGTTATCATCAGTAAACTGAGTTCCTGTGGATATACCGAGAATTTGAGTTTGAACTGCTCCTGCAACTCCAAAGGTACACAAGTCAGAGTTGGAAGTATTAATTGTAGGAGAGATGGCTGAAGGGGGTGGACTTTTAAGAGTAGTCTCCGTTTTCCCTTGAGTAGTGATTGTGCTGTCTGTAATGCTTTCTGTGCGAATAATATCTTGACTGTTTGCTTCGGCTATAAACAACGGGCCTAGAACTACACTAACAGCTATTAAAACAATTCGTACAAGGCTTTTGTCTAGATTATTCATTCTAAATGCCGAGGCTTTCGCGCTTGAGGTAAAATTCTCCTAAGGGTACTTTATGAATAAATTATACATACCTTGGAGTAAAATGTCAAGAATTATTTTCCAATACGTGAAAGTCTTACAGCTTTATTTCAAAGTGTGTACCGTATACAGTTTGCTTGCGGTGGTAATGTTCCATGCTTTTTCTTTCCACAAACGGAGTGATCTTCCAGTTTCGTTCTTTGTAAGTAATTCCAAGTTGATCTCGAGCGTCGAAACGCACACCCGAATCTCTAAAACTCCAGCGGGGTTGCCACTTTGCATAAAGATAAAAAGGTCCTGCGAGGTGAGGAGTAAATTCAGTAATAAACCTCCATCTCCAATGTGACTCTAATTTATCGAAGTCGCGATACTCGATGCGGCCTTCAATTGTTAAGTCTTTGTAAGAGAAAAACTCTCCCGTAAATTTAATACGATTCTCTCGAGTATTTCGCAGCTTTGCATAACGATACATAACTTCTATAGGCCCTATCTTATTTCCTATTTCCATATGCCAAGAGCCCTCTCGATGCCGATAGGTATACTCCCACGTATCTTGCTTTACTTTATAGTTATGCTCTGAAGGCTCTCCCTGGGCTAACATAGGAAAGACATATGCTACAATGCCTATAATAGCAAAGCTAATTAATAATCCTTTCTTGTCTCGTTTTGTAAGTGCCATAAAAGTCTCCTTTTTACTGTGAATGTGGATATATTATATCATAAAATTATTACAATTTCATTAAAACACCGTTTAAAGTTTTTGTTATTTTTCCCAAGTAGTACGTGAGGAGTAGCGCGGCCGCGCGAAATGAGAATGAGTCTCATTACCGCCCCCTGGCCCCCAACTTTGTGACTTATTACCATTCTTTTCTGTTGCAATTATTTCCCAGGTGGGGTACAATAGGCACTTAACAAATGGAGGCGTATGCCATGACAACACTACAGGTTTTTATTATGATCGGTTTGGCTTCTCCCGCGATTATCGCTGTCGCATGGGGAATATATGAGACTTCACCACACCGCCGCGATTGGTAATAATGCACAAAAAAACTTCTGGACTTTTCGTCTCTTTTATGAGACAATTCATTTCAAGGTGGAGCGATGGGCGCTCGACCTCAACTAAAAAGGTAATATCTATGTCTTACACTACTCAACAGATCACCGCTCTGCAAAACGCGGCTCAAGAATTCGGTACTCTCAACGGTGAGATTGCCGGTCAACTCGCGGCTGATTTAGGTCAGTCAAAGCGTAGCGTGATAGCGAAAATCAAGTCGCTTGATCTGCCCTATGCGGTAGCAAAAAAGCCTGTCAAGGGCACTCGCGCTACTAGCAAAGCGGAATACGTTGCGGCGATTGCCAAGGCATTAGACGCGGATGCGTCAATGCTGGAAGGCTTGGAGAAATCCACAGCCAAGGCATTGTCCGGCTTGCTGGCGTCGATCCGATGATGATCGCGCTTGCATCTTGGATCGGGGCCGCTTGCATGATGGCGGCCCCTTTCATCATTGACACGAGCGCAGGAAAATATCTTGCGATCTGCGGATTGGTATTATTAACATTGCAAGCCATTGCAAACAAATGCTATAATCTGGTTTTACTTAACATCGTTGGCGTCGGAGGATATTTTTATGCGCTTTATCTATGATTTGGATCACACTGTAATTTGTTCCGCTCACCGTCAGGCTACTCTGCCGAACGGTGATCTTGATCTAGCTCACTGGATCGAAAACAGCACTCCCGAATTGGTGGCGCGTGATTCACTGCTACCCCTCGCGGAGCATTGGAAAATTCAACGTGAGCGAGGCGCTGAGATTTTGGTTTGCACTGCTCGCGTTATGGGTGACGCGGATTATCAATATCTTGCGGATCACGGTTTGATTTGGGACGGTATGCTCTCCCGCGCTGAGGGTGACCAATCCTCGGACTGCACTCTAAAAGAGCGAGCATTGAGAAACTATGCCGCGTCAGCGGGTATTTCGTGGAGGCGTTTTTGCATGTTTAGCGTCATGCTGGACGATAACAAAAACGTCATAAATCACTTGACTGCTCGCGGTTTGCGGGTGTATGATTCACTAGAACTAAACGCGAGGGCGGTAGCATGAAAAACAAAACGATTATGGTTCTCGACACTGAAACCGTTGGGCTTGAGGGTCACGTTTACGATGTGGGCTACTGCATCACAAACAAGCGTGGCGACATTCTCGCGGAGCGCAATTGGTTGGTAGAGGAAAACTTTACCAATGCCAAGCGCATGATGGGCGCTTTTTATGCTGGCAAGCATTTCACCCACTACGCTCGGATGCTTCAGGATGGCGACATTCGCCTGACTCCGTGGGCTGAGATTGTCGAAACACTGCGCGATGATGCCGCGCAATGCGATGTTGTCGCGGCTTACAATGCGGGTTTTGATTTCCGCGTGTTGCGTCAGACTCACGCCGACCTTGGCGGCACTGCCCCGATTCTATCCAATCCGGTTGATGTTCTCGACATTTGGCAATTTGCTTGCGAGACAAAACTGCAACAAAAAAACTATGCCAGCATTGCCCGCTCACTCGGTTGGGTTTCACCCGCTGGCAACATCAAAACCGGAGCGGAATTTGCATACCGCTACTGTTCTGGTGATCCTGCATTTATTGAGGATCACACCGCGCTGTCCGATGCTCGCATTGAGGTTGCGATTCTCGCGGAGTGTTTTCGACAGAAAAAGCGTGTGCCTTACGGCATTATCAACGGGTCACCTTGGCGGCTCGTCAACAAAAACGCGGGCGAGGACGCCCACATTCACGGGAGCAAGGTAGCATGACACCACTAGAAAAAACGCGCTTGACCTGCGAGGTTATTCGGACTATCTGTCCGATCCTCGCTGTGGTTTTACAGCTCATTTTAATCAACGCGATGCTGGCCTAATGGGAGCCATTCTCATTTGGGCCAGGAAATGTTCCACATGGAACACTCGCCAAAAAACCCGCCAAAATGGCTTGACATGGCAATTTTGGCGCGGGGGCGCCAGTAGTAAGTCAACGACTATTTTCGGCAATAGTGCAAATAAAGTAAGTCGGAAGAGCTACCTAAACACCTAGTCTTTGTGAGAAATTCGGCGCGGGTGCGCCAGTAGTAGTTCGACGACGATCTAATTTGCAGGTACGTGCCCCGAGAGAGACGAATTGCCGTGGTTACTCAAGTCTTTGGTAGACCCCGTGCCCAACCCTGGTATTATATCATAACCCAGGCGGGGTTGTCAAGCACTTTTATAACCTTTCCCGCAATTAAGGCCGACTTGTCATACCCTGGACCGCGCCGATTATAGCACACCCGCTACGGGGTTGTCAAGTACTTTTAAAGCAATTCGTGCATATTGTTTGCAAGCGTAGTCTATGCTAACATAATAGTAGTAAATTTACGATAATTTTGGTAGATTGGGGAAAATAATTCTTGACACGCTGAGGTCGTGTGCGGC